GTGCCGTTGACATACTGCACCGTGCCGTTGACATACTGCACCGTGCCGCCCTGGTTGACATACTGCACCGTGCCGCCCTGGTTGACATACTGCACCATGCCGCCCTGGTTGACATCCTGCACCGTGCCGCCCTGGTTGACATCCTGCACCGTGCCGCCCTGGTTGACATACTGCACCGTGCCGTAACAAGCAATTACCATTTCGCCTCGATTGACAACTCGTATTTGACCAGGCAACACGACCTTCGCGGCTATCCAGTCCTGTAATATACTCCGCGCTCTTGTTTCATCCTTCGCGGGATCGTACCACTCCGGCGTTACATCCTGATCGACCCTGTATCTCCACTCCTCTAACGGTTTCGTAAAGTCGCCATTAGGCGGTGTTATCTCGAATTGCAGGACATTCGGCCCACCAACGCCGTCCGCATGTAGGTTGAATTCCTGTATGATCTCCGAGTGCGACTCGGTTTTTTTAGACCAAAAGGCATGGTCTTTCGTCAATACTCCCGATGCTGGTTGACACATAATTTATATCTCCTCTCCTTTATTTGTAAGTCGTCCCTTGCCGGACGGTGTAGTGATGAATGCTGTGTTGGTCATGGCGTTACTCCAACTCTTTGCTGCACGATTTTGATATTGCGACCTGCTTCTACCAACTTTGACCAGTAGACAACAATAAACTCGTTGCCGTCTGAACCATTGGACTGGATTATGTAGTCTTTGTCTTTGCCTTCAATGCCCTGCTCTATATGCTTGAATAGATCGAAGGTCTTGACTATAGCAGCCGATATTAACTGCCCGGTGTCGGCATTTATGTATCCCTGCACTGTAAAACCAGGGAATAGATTGCCACTGGATTTATGAGTTATCGCATAAAGCCGTTTCTCATATTCTGTTTTCGAGCCACTTGTTCGTCGATAGCGAATAGTAAAAGAGTTGAATGGCTTATATATCCCATCGCGGTTACGCTCAATTTTTTGCACACGGCTTGCTATACCTCTGACAACACCCTTGTCCTTTATAACTTGCCAAGCGTCTATACCTGCCTCTTGGTCTAACGTCCGCATAAAATCCTTATTGTCAGTGGTATCCTCTACGGGTATGAGATTACCGCCACCCACATTCAAGCTGATTGCAGGCCATATTGATTTAATGAATGCCGCCGCACTCCATTTGAGATCAACTTGCCATTGAGTTACCAAAGATCACACATCCTCTCTTCTCAGCTATTCGCAATGATTCTTCGTCTATATCGCAACCGACTCCCACACGCTTTAGGGCAGCGGCTCTGACTAAAAACGTGCCACTACCCGCGAACGGGTCGATAACCAGGGCTTCAGGCTCGGTGCTGTGGAGTATGAACCTGTCGGCCAATTCATCAGGCTTTTGCCATTTGTGATAGCGGTCGCCTATCCGCCCGTCGGGAGCATTAATGTCCTGAACCGCGAACTGCTCTACGGCACGTGGACAATTGAGCGCGGGAGCGTCCAGCCCACGAAGATAGAGGATAGCTTGCCAGTTCTGTATGTAGGATTCGGCGGGCTGAACGCCAAGCGTATTGCGGTACGTCCACACGAGCACATTTTCAACCGTGAACCTTTTTTGCGTCATGCTCGCTGCCCGAAGATATGCCCACAGTTCATCAGGATACGCGCCTATGCAGATATAAGCCTGACCGCTGTCTTTCAGCTTCGCAAGCGCGAGCGGCAACCATAACTCCGCAAACTCATGGATGTTGGACACATCGGTCATATACGGCGGGTCGGTGAGTAAGAGATCGGCTACGCCATCGTCCATATCCCTGAGCCATTCGATAGCGTCTTTTCTATATAATTGAGGCTTGACGCCCTTCAATGGCTCTATGGACTGAATCGCTAGTTCACGCTTGTAACTACGGGTCAACTCTCGTAAGGCTGCAAGTGATAAATGTTCCTCCTCTGCTTTAGAGAGAAGCATTTCCTGATCTTCTGGTGGGAGTGATGCAACCTCTTGATGGTGCGAGAAGGGTAGATTTTCACGACGTCGTGAAAATTCAACTTTCTCTGCAACATAACGGGCATTGGCAAGAGTACCGTAATCATAATCCGTAGCATCTATGGCTTGTGCGTACTTATCGCCGTATCGGTTCTCTCCATAGTTCACCCAGTCGCCAATCCAAAACTGGACGGAGCCATTGATATATTTCAGCCGTTCTCCCAACCTCTCCCACTCCTCGTACGTGGGATTGGTCACAAACTCCATTGAGTTCGGCTTGAGTCGGACATGCCGCCATACTGGATCGGCAAGAGCATTGCCACCGTCTACCACATCCAACTCAGCAGATAGCTCGTGTTCCTCAAACTCCGGTATGTAAATCTCGTCGTTTATCTCTGTCATTCGTTACTCCATTAAAAACCCGTATTTTTGCTAGCTAGACAAGCGTGTGTTTGCCTGCTATGAATGAAAATGTTAGGCGACTGTTTCCGTTTTACGCTCCTCTAATCTCATTCGTCGTATCATCCAGATTGATACGGTAGATTCGCTGAGTTGTTTGCCGATTGGTAAGAGTAATTCATTTAGAGCGGCTGTTATCTCATCCCGCCTCTTACCTTCCTTCTCAAGCTCAAGAGCGTAATCGTACCAATCTTTATATTTGCGCCCATAAACCTTTTTGATTCTCACGTTCAAGAGTCTCTGGTTTCTGGGAGGTAAAGAACGTCGCATATAATCCTCCATTAGTAGTAGATGCTACTACATTAGTATTATAGGCAGTTGTAGAATAAAATACAACTACAAAACTGAGATATTATTAAGATATTTTTGTGTTGACATATCTGGATTAGTAGGATAGAATACAACGGAAATAAGGAATTGGCTTATGCCCTATCATTCAGAAGAAGTTGCAAATCAAGCAAAAGAGTTATTAAAAGATAGTGGGATGGATGTTCGTAAGGCTGCGATGCAATCAGAATTGCATCGCACGGTTATATACGATATTTTCCGTGGTGACAAGGTTTCAGAAACAACACTACGGAAATTCGTTAAAGGACTTGGTGCCGAAGACTCCAAACGAGGTATTAATCTACTAATCGCCGCCGGCTTTGAACAGCCATCCGATCCCGTCGAAATCCTTGATAACGCCCTCAAGGATAGGGAGTTATCCGATTCTGAGATAAAGAACATAATTACTTTCGCTCTGAATAAAAAACGCGATATATCAGAAGAAAAACGCACAGAGATTGATAATTATATAAGAAAGGAGATTTAAAACAGGGAATAATATAGATGAGGCAGTTAAGAAGTGAGCACCGGGTATTCAGTTACCTTCGATGGATAGGAGGTACGAACCGATGCGAGCAAAGCGGGAGATTGAGAAAGCAAGAGCACTCTGGACTGGCCTCGGACTCGAAGCTCCGGTTGATCTACACCTCATCTGTGACCAATTAGGAGTCAGCATTCTAAGGCGCGATATTCCCGAACTGACTCAGGATATATCAGCGGCGTATATCAAAAACGGTCACCGCGCTATTATCCTGGTCAACGTCGTGGATTCGTTATGGAAGCAGCGGTTTAGCATGGCGCATGAAATCTACCACCATATCCTGCTCAATAATCTTCCTGTTCATGGCAGGATATGCATATTGAGATCAGGCTTGGGCATGGTAGATGACGAAGAGGTTGAACATAAGTGTGACCGATTCGCGGAAGAATTACTCATGCCGCAAAGCTTGGTTATAAAGTGGCATGACGAGCTTCAATATAACCATGAGTTCCGCTTACAAATACTCGCCGAAAGATTCAATATTGGTGAAGAAATAATGCACAAACGGATTGTAGAATTGAGGTTGACGGATTGAATAATCTGGCCATAAAGACAATCATAATAATCTTTCTGTATTCGCTCACAGCAGGCGTGGTCATTTATATGTATACGATGCGCCCTGGGACAGATACCGATTCGAGACGAAACACTATTGCTATGGTGGATGGCACGGCACACCGTCCGTTCATCTACCGCACCCTGATACCGAAGTGCGCCAGGCTGGTCGAAAGGGCCGTGCCTCATGGCATAAGTGCTCGCGTTAACTCTATTGCCGACGCGAGAGGCAAATACAATAACAGGCTGAGTGACACCTGTAAGATGCTTAAATGGAATCCGCACCGGTTATCTATGTATCTGATAGTCATTATCTTGCAGTGGATGTGCTTGATCGGATTTGCCATAATAATCAGACGTCTTATCAAGACCATACACAATTTGCCTGAGTTTATGGCCGATTTGCTGCCAGTGGTCGCCCTATTATTGTTGACACTTGGATTTGTCTACGGCCTGGGTTACATATACGATCCTTCTACACTCTTTTTCATGACCCTGGGATTATATTTGATAATCAAGCGCCGATTCATGATTTTCTATCCGGTTCTTGCGCTTGCACTCCTCAACAAGGAGACAGCGTTTCTATTGACCGTATTCTTTTTTCTGCATGAGTTAAGGTTGATGAGGCCGGGTAAACTTGCGTTACATACAATTGTCCAAATTGCGCTTATTGTTGCAATACAATCATCCATAAGATGGAATTTCCGCTTCAGCCCGGGATCGACACTCGAATACCATTTGATGGACAATATTTTAAAAAGTAGCAAAATCAGCCTCTTATACATAGTCACGATATTTATTATTTTCTGGATTCCTGTCAAGAAAGGATGGGCTTCTGCGCCAGCTTTCCTCCGTCATTCGCTCATTGCCGGACTTGTGTTTTTAATACCTGGGTGGATTATGTTCTGTCGGCTCGCGGAAGTGCGCGATTTCCTAGAAATCTACCCTATAGCTTTCCTGATAATGGTTCCGTTTATAGCCAATATTAAAAATAGTATTACTTATGATGCGGAGGATGTGGCAAAGGGAAGTGAAACAAAATGAGCAAAAAGAGGAATTCTTTATAACATTAATAGCGTTCATAGTGGTAATATTTGCACCAAAAGTTGTATTGGTTTGGGCATTCGTGGTTTTTACACTATATGGAATACTAGTGCCATTCCTATACCCACGGGATGGGAACGGCAAAGGAGGTTGATGGATCATTGAACCGAAAGTTACTATACGGTGAATTTCTAATGAGGCAAGCTAATGGCAAAAGTTATCGGATATACCAGATCGGCGGTTGATGAGCAAGGTAAGTCGCAGGCTATCCAAGAACGCTCGATCCGCGAATGGTGCGAACGCGAAGGGCATGAGCTAATTCGTATCTATAATGAAGCTCCAATGTCCGGCTTGACGGGTGTCGATGAACGACCTGCGCTTAAAGAAATCCAATCATTGCTCCAAAGTGAAAAAAAGGATTTTGACGGGCTTATTGTTTTAAGGTTAGATCGTCTGTTTCGGGATTGCGTGAAGCAGGTTGCATGGCTTCGATTTCTCGGTGAAACGGATTGCGCAATCTACTCAATAACAGAAATCGTTGACCATAAGACAGTCTTGGATCAGTTATTTGAAACGCTGAAATCACAATAAAAGAAAATGAATCTGATAGCCTATACCCGCCGGTCGACCGATGAACAAGAGGACTCGCAAGCCGTCCAAGAGAGATTCGCCCGTGAGTGGTGCGAGCGCGAAGGGCATGAACTAGTCGCCATCTACCACGAGATTCCAATATCAGGATCGAAATCCGTAGAACGCCGACTGGTGCTTGCCGAGATTCGAAGTATGCTTCGAATGGATGCTTCGAAGAGAGGCTTCGATGGCCTTGTAGTCTGGAAGCTAGACAGACTCTTCCGCAATCCAAGTGAACAATACAAATGGCTTGAGATTCTGGACAAGGCGAAATGCACTCTCTACTCTGTGACTGAAACGATAGACCGGGATAGTGCTTCGGGTCGATTCATGTTACATATTATGATGGGCGTAGCTGCTCTTGACCGAGAACATACGGGAGAGCGTGTGTATGCTCATAACTTGGATCGTGCTCTATCTGGTCGCTGGCCTGCCGGACTGCCTCCACTCGGATTTACTTACGACAAAGCGACCAAACTTGTTACCGCGAATGACCGCGCCGGTGAAGCCGTCCGCGTATTCGAGTTGTTTGTCAGATACGGCGGCAATGCGGCGGCGACCGCAAGGATGTTGAATGCCGAAGGGATACCCAGCCGAGATGGTTATGCATGGCGCAATAAGACAGTATTCTCACTCTTGCGATCTACTGTCTACCGCCAGCAATTAAAATATGACGGTCGCATAATCGACGCGCCGGAACTCATCCCGCGTATTGTGCCGGTCGAACTTACCGATATGGTCGATTCATTGTTGATGCCAGTAGATAACAACAATCGCCGTAATTCACCACGCAAACTTGCTTTTAGCGGATTCCTCTACTGTAGTCTTTGCGGAGGTCGACTTTGGGTTCATAATTGTCAGAGGAGAATTGACGGATGGATGTGCAGAGGCCGTGCTGATAAACTCTGCAAAGGGCAATCCGTATCGAACAGGTATATTGATCGGCTTATGGGCATGGCCGTATCCAGTGCCGTGTCGATATATCGTAAAGAAATAGCGAAAGCGGCAACCGAGAAAAAACCGAAGCATTATAACGGATCATCTAAGCGCAAAAACCTCGAAGCAATGAAAAGTCGCGTTAAAAACCTATATATCACGGGACATATCGACCTTGCGGAGTTTACAGCAAGGACGGATGAGATTGAAAATCAAATAAAGAGTATTCCTAATGTCAACGTTGCATCCATGGTTACATTAAAACTTGCAACCGAGTGGATTGAAAACTTGGAAGAAAATTGGACGACAATGTCGGATGAAGACAAGCGGGAACTGATGACTATCATCAATGCTCGGATAACGGTCAACACAGGAGCACAGCCACTGTGGATTGATCTATATTCCAATTTATCGTTGAATCCGATCAGGGTTGTTTATCCAGAGTGTAGAGGGACAAAAAAGCAAAGTGCCACACCCGATAACGGATAATGTGGCACAAATGCTTGTATTATGTTGCCCTCAAGAGCTAGTGCGGTGCATAATGCAAGCATTCATTCATACCCGCCAAACCTCATAAATCGCTCCACAATCGTTTTCTACGTCCTCAGCATTCAATCCGCGTCTATGTGGTGGCTTGCTGCCCGACAGACGGATTCTAGCCAGCAGGCCATGCGGCTGTGGCTGAAATGACGGCAGGCTTAATCCGGGTAGATGATCTTCCGCTGAATGCTAAATGATCCTGGTATTTCAACCAACTTAGGAACCGGCGCGGCTGCCGGAGCTGCAACCGGAATCACTGGTGGCTGGCCTGTGACGGTGGCCAGCGTCCAGTTACCCTTACTGTCTACGGTATACTTAACCGTATAGCTAACGCCCTTATAAGTGAAACCACCAACCCTGCCTGCCTCATCCCTCGTAAACCGGATATCGCTTTGTATCGCGCCGACGTTTGTGAGTGACAACTGCCTAGTGACCAGGCCGCGAGCATCCAGCGTCCGCAGTGTGGATTCAGTCCAGTTTCCCGCGCCGTCAAACGCCGTTACGGTTTCTATGCCTTGTCCGTAAGCATGAAACTCCCAGCCCGTGACCTCGCTTGGTGGCGTTGTGCCATAGGCGGTGTCGTTGTCGATCTGCACATGGTCGACGCGGCCTTGATCGTCACGTTGTATTCGGCGCATCACATCCTGTAAAAATGGCTGCTCGGTTGATGAAAGTAGATAATAACGCCGCTCATGGTCATCAACTGGCAGGGATCGGTAGAGGAGTTTTCCGGACGGCTTGAACTGAAATATCTCACAAGGGCTACAATGCCGGTATATCGCCTGTGTCCTGCCCGCGTCAGTGACAATGGTATCGGTATAGGCGAGCGGTTGGCCGGTAGGATCGCCGAAAACTTTAAGCAGGATCGAAACAAGGAGAAAGATAGATTCCATGTTTAACTTCTCCAATCCATTCCCTCAACAGTATTGCGTAGCATGCTCACAAGCTGGTCAGACATCCCGAAGCGGGCTTTGTTTATTTCCAGTGATTGATCCATACTGCCGTCATTGTGTCGCATGGTTGCTGCTTTCCAGTCGCATAGCATTTCTATCAAGTCAACCAATGTCATGCCGTCTATGCCATTTGCGAAATGCTCAGGATGATGCCTATTATGATTGTAATGATGATCTAATGCGGGTTTCATTCCTGATAGATAAGACTTATATTCATCACTGCCGTAGGTGCAACCGGCTAATTTGGGTGTATACACTGTGAATATTTCTACCTCTGGACGTTCGAATTTACTCTTGTCATGATCCGCGCAACGTAACTTAATTTCTTCGAGTAATTCGGTCATAAATCTTACCACATTGTTAATATGCTTTTGTGTTTCTGTATTTGTTTTTAATTCGTCTACTGTATACATATCAACTCCTTAAATCAAATCTTATCAGTAAGCACATAGGTCGCATCCACGTTATTGAGCAGCACGGGAGTATCCCACGCTCGCCTGCCGCATCCGTGACCGCCATAGCACTCTATGGTCATTGAATTACAGACCAACCAAACATGACCCACCTTACTACCGACACCGTCAATAAACGCTATCCGCAAACGACTGTCCATAAGTCCAGCTACGTCTTTATACACTACCTTCTTGAATCCCTGTGCCTTACACCATTCCTGCTGATACCACGATCCAGGCGCGATCTTGACGGTTTCATGGCTTGCTTGGAATAACAGCCAGCGTACAAACCCACTGCAATCCGAAGTCTTGAACGCAGGTGGAAGATGATACAGATTCGGCTTGCTTCCGAGTCGGTACTTTACGACGCCGAAGCAAGCATTCATCCGTCTGACAAGTTCGGCTCGATCGATTGGTATTGTTTTCATATTTCACCTGTTTGGAACCTGCGTTATGGTGTATCCCGCAGCATTCTTATGTCCGCCGCCGCCGAATTGTTTTGCTATCTCAGATACATCAAAGTCTCCAGTTGAACGTAGGCTAAATGTTCGATCTCCATTAATTTTATCTGAATACACAGCACTGAACGGTTGACCTTCAGCGAGTTTTTGAGCTATCTCGGATTGCAAGACCGTGGAATTAACTATAGGTATAGTATGTCCACCAATATTTATTGTCTCAGGATACAGAGTTGCGCGTTCAATGAGCCTATTCTGATAACGTAGTATAGCGATACCCTCCTTAGCAAGTTCACTTATTTTAGTAGATGCTATCTTATCCCAGCCAGTGAATGTTTTCGGGTAACTATGGAGTGTCGCATTGACTTCTTTCGACTGTGGCAAGCACCATTTCCACAAATCCCGATCTTCCACATAATCAACAATCCAATGTTGCGGTAGTCCGAAATATTCTCTAGTCAGTTGGCAACCTGCTTTGTTCATATCAAAGATGCAGAAGCCCAATCCTTCCAATGCTGCCTGAGCTGTTTTGTGGTGATCTATGACCAATAAGGCCTTGGCATACTCCTTGAGCTTCAAAAGCACGTCGCGTGAGTAAGAAAAGTCGAGTATGAACACATCTCGATCTTTGACTTCTGGAGGTTCCTGTCCATAATTTGTCTCAAAGAATTCGGGAACTAATCCGCCTTGAGTTAATGCCTTGTTCGCTAACCAGGCGGCACAGAACCCGTCATTATCATTGTGATGAATTACTAATGGTGTTGGCATAATTATTTTCTCAACTCCTCTAACAAACTCTCCCCTGTTATCGGCTCATCAATTATCCTGCTGACTTCAGCGAACGCATTCAATAATCGTCCGTTTTCCTCCTGCAGATAATTATTCATCCGCGCCATAGCAGTGTCACCGACAGGTTGCAGTTTACCGTCGACCACAATACAGACGGCTCCACATTCGCTGCAATGAGTAACTCCACTATCATTATTTGGCATGTTGCACCTCTATAAACGGAGAGGTCTACGAGGGAGTGCGTAAACCTCTCCATCCGGCCCCTACAGTTCGGTCACTTGATAACTTCCACAAGTTTTATAAACCAACTTGTCCTGTATCGTTCATCAGGCACATAAGCGACTCCGAATTGCACAACCGCATTGCCCTGATTGATGTTGATAGATGCGCCAGGATTCAGTTTAATACCGTCATCGAATCGCGCGATCACGTCAGCATTGAAGGTGAAAGTCGGCAATTTCTGAGGTTGATAGACCTTAAAAGACAAATCCCCAGCGGCGCAACTTTCCTTCGTTTTGAAACTCTGTAGATAAATTATCTTCCCGCCGAACTTGTCTATAAAGTCCTGAACGTTCTCGATAATCCCACCATCGCTGGTATCAATCTGTGCAATAGGTTGGATTATATTAAGTTCGATCTGACCCACAGATTCAACACTCGCGAGCGATACCTGTGTCATGCCGATCTGAGCCTGATATACAGTAGTCATATCGGCGTGCGCTGTAGTCGGTAAAACAGTCATCATAACGGCTATAAGCACTAAAATAAGGCATTTTACTGCATTTCCAGACTTTACAGCCGCCGTCCACACCGGTTTACCGGCAGCGTAAGCCGCCTGCGTGGTAGTAGCATAAGCCGCCGCCGCCTGAAGCAATGCCATGAAAGCGTCAGGTTTTTTGAGTGCTTCCATGCCTCCCGTTATCGCCATTTCAATGGCGCTCAACAGGAATACGATAAACCATGCAAACCTGCCGGATTTTAAGAATTCGACAGTGCTATCATATAGCTTTGCCCGCATTACTGCTACGAAGCTGATATTGAATATAATACCGACTGCGTAGCCGACGATTGTCCATTTGTCCATTTTATTTTCCTCCTATTTCCAAATAAGCTTGATTGCTACGGTAACTACGATTGCGGCGATCCCACCATATACGGCTATCATCCCTTTCCATTGGTTCACTATCGCAAGTATCTTGTCTACCTTGCACTCAATATTCGTAAGCCGAGTATCTAGGTCTGTGCATTTCTGGATTACTTGCCCCATCCTCAGATCATCATCACCCATATCGGTCCCTCCATGTAACAGTTAATAAAAAGCCCTCCTTCGTGGAGAGTTTATCGTTATGGTCGTAACCCCCGCATCAAACTGCGTTTGAATGAAGCGGGAGTAGGTACTGACGGTTTACCTAACGTCGTTTTCTTCGGGTTCTTCGGCGTATCGGCATAGGTATTCGCACCTATGCCCACAAATTGAGTGGCTGTTGCAAGTGCTGCTACTCCTGCACCCTCTCCAACGAAGGCTTCTCTTACGCCCTCAAGGTTCCACGGTGTTATCATTTGACGCAATGTTTCCTTGTCGGTAGTTGGTCTTCCCATGAAGTCGGTTTTTGTGATGAATCTGGAGGCAACACCTAACCCGCCAGCTTGTTTCGAGCTAAGGAACTGAAGCAGTGCATCATGCGCCTGGGGACTGCCATATTTATGTGTCCCCCATCGCGTATAGCTTGCTGAATATTTCCATAATTTGAATGTTGTCCTTAATACTTGCGCTTCACCCGAAGTCATGGGGAAACGAGTATTGCCAACCCTAAACTGAAGAAAATCAGGAGAATCCATATCAAGTCCAACTTCAATCTCTTTGCGTTTTCCCCAAGGTGAATTGTTTATCAGTAATGCAATAGTAGTGATAGCGGCTGCTTCACGTGCGAGCACTTTGGCCATGTCCTTCTTTATAAAAGATGGCACATTAGGATCAAACAAGGTAGTTAGTCTTTGCACGTCAGCGGCCATCTTCCTTGCGGAAACAAACAAGCCTCTTAACGATGGAGCCCATGAGGATAATCTGCCTAAATCTCCATAGCCGGATAAAATATTTATGTGCCTACCCCAGGCTTTACCATCGGCTACCGATAATCTATCTCCGAATGCGTCAATGATAGCATAGGCAGTTTCATGCCTGATGTAGTTGGCCGCTGTTGTATAAGCTCTTTCCCAAGGTCGAACCAACCTTCCTGCCAATGGGATTCTTTCGGCAAATTTCAAATATCGAACATTCTCTTCGACTGCTCCAGTCATAGGAATATCATCAGGCGACTGGTATCTTACGCCCATTTGTTGCGCCTTCGCAAATCTAGGGTCTTCGGTAATTGCAGTATGTATTGTATAGGTATTGCGTTCAGAGAACATGGCCTTCAGACTAACCGGCCAACCCTTCAACCAGGCTTTGGGATTGCGATATAACAATGACAAGCCCTGTCTACCTAGGAAGCTATCATCGAACCCAGACCATATTCCCATGAGTGAGTTCGGGACACCGAGTGCCACATCCCACAATTTATGTGTCAGTGACTTATTAGGTGAGGTTATGTTGTCTAGTTGCATCCGCAACTTAACATTCTCTTGATGCACTTTCACCCATTCGTTAGTCCATCTGATGGGTTCAGCCTTTTCTTTCGGCATACCGCGCGCTATCTGTGCCTTGATGTTAGTAGCCCGCGTCTCCATTCCCTTTATCTGTCGTGCATACTTTCTCGCCTCGATCTCTTTTTCACTCAACATTCTGGATTGAGTGGCAATCTGCCGTGTTTCAGTCGCAAGTTCTCTTTGTGTAGCCTTTAACCCCTGCTTCTCAATATCGGCTACGTGTTTGGCTTTGGCTTTTTGTGCAGCCAAGACAGCGTTTTCTGCATCCCTGGCAGCCTTACGAGCCTCTTGTTCGGCAGTTTTTATAGCCTTGATCTGTTCGCTCAACCGAGTGGATTCGGCTTTTAACGCTTCTATCTTAGGAGTAGTGATAAGTTCAGGCTTTTCGGATACCGGCTTAGACTCTCCACTCAACTTAGCCTCTTTACCAGCTATTGAGCGTTCCAACGACCGTTCGGTTGCGACCTGCTTTCTCACTATAGCCAATGCCGCGTCAACGTCTTTATCGCTTGCGGCAAACTCCTCTTTCAGGTAGGCTTTTATTGCAGCAGTAGTAAACTTAACGCCCGCCTCAACATGAAACCCTATCTCAATAGCTAAATCAGCTATTATTGTGGGATCAGGAATAGAACCTAACTGACTGGTCATCTTGGCATATCTACGCGCCCTTGCAGCATCACGCATCGCAACCGTGATAGTAGAGTTATTCGCGCCCCATGTGCCAGTCTTGAAGTCAGCAGGAGACTTAGCCACCATCGGTTTATTAGGCTGTCTTATCTGCTGCTCTAACGACTTCTCCTTCGCCATACCGGATTCAAGCCGCTCGTGAAGCGTTATAACCTTATCCTGTCTTGAACTGTTGAACGCATCACCCTGATTGTCACGCCCTTTAGCTAACCATTGGTCAAGTGTTTCGGGAGTAGTAGTTACCGATCTAGCTTGAAGTGCGCGAGCTTGTTCCGTGCCGGTAGCTTTGTAAATACGCCTTGCTCTATCAAACTCTTTGACCAATGCCGTTATTTCCGGCGAATCATTGCCATGACTCTCCCGCGCTTTGGCTAATTGTTCTTCAAGTCGCGTCTGATATTCGTGTACAACAGCATCCTCGATCTTATCTAGCGGTCGCATGTTTTGTTCGAGTTCATCAACTAACGCCTTACCAGTCACCTTCCCGCTTTTAACCAGTTGGCTGGCTTGCTGCGAACGTTCCTGCGCCGTCACCTTCTTAGGCTGTGGCAATTCTCCTAAGCCCAGTGTTTTTGACTTCTCGGCCATAGTAGCATTCTTGATAGATACGTTTGCACCGCCTCCGCTTCTAGCAACCTTGTGCGATGCTTCCCATATAGTGTCCACCTGCGCCTTGCTGAATTTATAACCCTCAGTAGCCATGACCTTCGCCAGTTCAGCGACAGTCTTGACTCCCCTTGCTATATGGTCGGCAGCAATAATAACATGCAGGTCGAATTCTTCTTTTGTCATCTTGCGAACCGCGCCCAACTGCCCCGGCTTGCGCTTGGCGGCTTCGGGCATATTCCGCTTGGCTTCGGACTCTATTTCAGACAACCGCTTCCTGGCAGCGTCAGCAGCATCCGTAAACCGCGTCTTGACACGAGGCGTCGGCGCGACCTCAACGTTCGGCTTCGCGGGAGCAGCCACGGCGGGTGTCGGCACTGGTTTTGCGGCGGTCGGTGCGTAATTGGATTGTATCTCTTGATGCAGTCCGCTCTCAGGTAACTTGCCACCATTAGCCAAGAATTCATCAACTACGGAATCGGGTACGCGCTTGCCTTCACGCAATGCTTTTTCGACGAGCAATTGGTGTGTATCGGCAGTTCTTTCCACTTGTGCGTATTTTATTTCTGTGGCATATTCGGGGTACTTTTGGAGTAGTTCATCCTGCACTTCATTGTATGCTTTATTCCACATTGCACTGTCAATAGATTTTCGAGATTCAATTTCCTGTATAGCCTTTGCCTGTTCAAGGGACATACCGGAATAGTCACCTTCAGCCTTATAAGGAGTATCACCAAGCACAGTCCTCATTTCATGATAAGAGTCTACACCCTTAGCAAACTCGTCGGACTTCATCTCCCACGGTTCTTTCGCTCCCGCCTTCGCCTCTACGGGCTTCACAGGCTCCGGGGTGGTAGGAGTGGGTTTGACTGCCGGAGGCTGTGCAGGCTCGACAGCAGGCGTTACCGGTTCAGCTTCAACATTCGCCCTGTTCGCCTGTATACGTGCACGTGCGGCGGCAACTTCAGGATTGGGCGCAACAACGGCGGGAGTGGCAGGTGTAGGCTCTGGTGTTGCTTCAACCGGTTCCGCCTTCTTCACGTATTCCTTAACAGCTTTATGTATATTCTTGGCAGCTTCTATTTCTTCGGCAGTTACAGGAGTGCCTACCTTGCGCTTATTCAGCACGTCAAGTATTCCGGCAGGCACGGTCTTTAAGAATGCGCCCAGGATGAGTGGATTATTGATATTGGCCTGCTGTAACCCGCCTATCATCTGGTCGATATAAGCCTTCGGGCCTTGTTGCGCGAGTGTCGGTATGGCGAATATCGGTTGCAACGCCGTAAACTCAGCGCCACCAGTGACAGCGCGATAACCGGCGCGTCCTGCAATACCCTTAGTACCAGGAACTTTAGCAACCTTTTCACCGACCGCCTGCACAACCTGCGCGGGCTTACCGAGCTTTGGCGCAAGTGCTTTACCGGCCTCACCGAGTGGCGCGACCATAAACAATAGATTCATCAAAGTATCGAAACTGCTCATTTCGGTAGGTTGATAACCTTCGCCAAGATGCTCGGCTTTTTTAATTGTTTCTATCCGCTGTTTTTGTCCCGGCGTAGTCTGAACCATAAACTTTTCAGTAGTGGATAACGGACGCGCGCCTGATGCTATTTCTCTTTCCGCCTGTGTTGCGGTACGCTGTGACAATGGCACGGGCTGGTTATTCCTGCGCCACATCGAATATACCTTGCTTATCGCGGGATCTGATTTGCTAAGCCCAGGGAACTCTTTCTTAATTCCTTTGATGGCACTCCCGATGTCGGCGGGATGGTTATTATTTAGCCACATAAGCAGTGTGCCTTCGTATAGCTTCGTAAGTCCCGATTTGCCGATGTCGGTTGCCTTCGGGCCAGTCTTTGGCGTAGGCGTAGTTTCGGTACGTTGACGCGGGAGTGCGGAAGAACCAATCGATCCACCACCCTTAGATTCCTTGAGGAGTTCATCAAGTGATTTAGTCCTCCCGGTAGAGGTTTGTGATGGGCCTCTCCTAGATTCGGTTATCAATTGATCTAATGTCTTTGACATTATTTCTTCCTCTGGTTAGGATAATAATATAACCTTGCGTATTTTCGCCAGATCAACTCTTGATCTTGCGGAGACACACCATAAGATTTAAGCAGTGTTCTCACTTTCGGCCCTACAACACCCGGACGCGTACCTTTACGAGCTTCGGCAATTATGGCATCCCTGATTGGCCCACCCTGCGCTGAAGGTAGTCTGAATGTAATAAGACTGTCTTCTAATCTTCCAATCTCAGCATCGTATTGATTTAATAACTGTCTGAACTGTTGCGCTTCTACTGGATTGGGTTTTTCACCAGTAGTAGCTTCGTCTAATGCTAATTTAGCACCCGTTCTTTTACTATACAGGTCGGTAACACGCTTAAAAGCGTCATCACGTTTAGCGGCTGCCTCGGCTTTCACCTTAGCTTTTCTTTGAAGTTCCGCCTGTCTTAACGCTTCTCTTTTTGCTACCTGATCTTCAGCACCAAAGGCAATGTCCTGCTCTTTACTGGTTATGTCTAATACCTTTCCGGTTCTATCTAATACAGCTTTGGGTGAAGGTGGTATATTATATCCACCACTCGGAGGCTGAAGGTTAGGGAAACTCGGCAATGTACCCGGGCCGGTAGGTTGATAATTAGTCACGGGAGCAGGCGCAACACCGCCAGGAGCGACCTGCACACCCGGCGATGGCGACATACCCGCGTCTTGCCATACCCTATCAAGCAGTGCAAGTCCCTGTTGAGTTACCCAGTCTGAACCCGAATCGGCTCCGGCTTGTATCATCAACGCCGCCGACTGCAAGGCTCCATAATTAGGTACGCGCTCAGGTGGCACATACATTCCGCTTGAATCTTTAGGCCACGGAGCCATACCAAGAGCCTGCTGTTTATTGTCCAGTTCCCTCAACATTGTTTGTTGCTGTCTTGGGTCTAATCTCCCGAATGAACTGGCCGCTACGGTTGAGAGGATTTTGGCATAATCCGTTCTTGATTGCTTATCAGTAGCAATCTGAGTTCGTGTAGTCGCGGCATTTTCACTCAGGCTAGGAGGATATACTAAAGGAACTTTCTGGGTTGGTAATGGCCCAACACCAGTCAGTGCCGATAAAATATTTGCATTAGGCACTGGTTGTTGTGTGGTAAGTCCATATTTTGCATTTATCAGATTTCCCGCCGAAGCACCACCAGTGTCGTAAGCTGCCAAGGACAATTTCATCATGTCTTCATCGGGCATCGGCTTTGGCCTCGGAACCTGATAACTTGGTATCTTATCCAGGAATTGTGGATACTGTTGACCAAACATACTCGCGGCACTGCCATACGCTTCGGGTGTTATATTCGGATCGCCAGACATGTCGACAAGACCATAATAATCCTTCATCGCATTTTGCTGACGAGCATAATCCTGCTGTTCCTGTTGGGTTTTGCGTTGATAATCTAATGACTGCTGTTGTCGTCGCGCCTGATCTTCGGCCATGCGGTTTGCAAACTGCTGTTGCGCTATCTCATTGGCGAGTAGTGCCGCCTGTTGCTCCTCCTGCTTTTTCTTCAACTTCTCATTGATGAGCGAGGTAAACAGGTTGGATATAAACATATTCGGCGCAATACCGCCGTAAGGATTTCCTGCCATATCATTACCCTCCGTATAAATAGTTGTTACCTTTTAGACCTGTATTGCCTGCGCCTAAGATATTAACACCGTTCGTGCTGCTGGCATCGCCCCAAAGCGACCCAATGATACTGCCCAGGTTGCCCATCATGCCGCCACTCTGCTGCGCATACTGCTGGGCTAACTGGTTATAATAATTCGCGTTATTGCCAGCCTGGTTAATATTATTACCTGCCATGTTAATGCCGACTCCGGCATATTGTGACGGATTGATAACCATACCGTTCACAGCGCCAAGCATGTTGAAGAAATTGCCGAGTTGGTTTGCCTTACTCGCCTGATTAACGCCATACATGGTAGTCGCCTTGTTCGCATTCTCGGTGGCAAGCGCGTTATTGAACTGGTTCTGGAATCTCGGTATAAGGTTCGTCTGCTGCTGTGAAATCGGCACTCCACGCTGTGCGTAATACTGCGCTATATTGCCCTGCATACCCTGTGTGGCCTGATCTAGTCCCTGGCGCGATAACGTCGATAACCCTTTTTCAAGTCCTGACGTATCGGCAGGTTGGAGGTATGCAGGCAGTCCCGCGTTATTACCACTCATCATATTTTGGATATAACCCATGAGCGTATTGTAATTTTGCGTCTGTCCTGGAAGTTGCGCGAGTCCGGCCTGCATATAAGGTGCTATCCATTGATCGAACAACTGCCTCTGCCACTCCTGCTGTTGTCGCTGCAAGTCCATCTGTTGTTGTGCCTGACCTGCCGCCTTGCCAGCGTTATGGCTTGCATCCTGCCCTGTTATTGCCGAAAACGTACTCATGTCAATACCTCCAAACACTAACTCGTGGGATTTCCCTTTTCTATATAAGTCAACGAATATCCCTCAAAAACAACTGGCTTTGTGAATATGCCAGACCATTCCATCATAAACGACGGCCCATTTGCCGATGGCGCAACATCGACGTAGTTACGTTCACCATCTACCGAAGCGGATAGTGTTTTCGAGACACCCGACCATTCTGCCGTCGTTTCATCTCCACGCGTATAAGCTTTTACCGTTATTGATTGGTCGCTTGCGGGCTGGTGAAAATTCATGAACATCCTGACCGGGCTTTTTACGTTGAATTCCTTGTCTGGATTGCTTCCATGCTGTATAGCACCCGACCGCCATACGCATTCGACTCCCGTTCCTGTCTGATCGGGAACATCCTGACTCCAGAGAGTATATGCGCCCGTTTTTGCATGAAGCCTGTATATATAACCATCAGCGGCGCTACCGTAATATAGTTCGCCATTATCGCCAGGGCCATTCCATACGGATAGACAACTTGCGTTGACAGGATACGATGTCGTACCTATTTCGCAATACGTGCCTGTCGGTATGTGATACATCATCATCTTATTGCAATAAGCACTCGGAGATTGAGGCCATACGAATACATAATAATCCCTCCAGCAGGCCCCCGAACACTTCTCGAAATAATCCGCGTAACTCCCGCCTGCCGTCACCTGGTCGCGGAACGGGTATCTATTTAACGGGAAAATCTTCTCGTATACACCCTCCGGCATCGCACCCGGTAATTTCCTCTGCACTCCCGTATCGGCTGATAATCCGAACAATACACCCTTATAATTCGCCCATGCTCTCGCGCTTGAAGTGCCATCCATCCACGCTTCTATAAGTTGATGGTCGACCCAATTGCTGCCTATCCAATACCAGGTCTTCGATCTCGACTGCACAATCAGGCTTGCTATGGACATATCATTGCTCGGAGTTATTGCAAGAATCTCATCTCCCGAATGCCCGATTGTGAAATAACCGCCCAGTGTCGGGTCTTCATAAGTCGGTTCATCGGGGCCGCCCCACTCGTAACGCGCCCAGTGTTCGGGATCGCCTACGGTCGAGAAATAGCCCCGGTGCAGATAATTAGGATCGCCCCAAACATACATCTTTCCGTTGTTATAACATACATGACTTACCGATGCGGGAGGAGGATCAAAGTCATTCGACATTATCTTGGTCGAATCAAGGTCAGCATCGGCACTCGTGTATATATAACTTACCGTCGTTGCCCCGGCAGCCCAAGCCACCTGCGCTATGCGATAAGCCGTCGAACTGCCATCAGTCGCCGTCGAATAGAACCGGATATAATCCGCCTGCCGATCCTCACCCGTGAGTGCCGCCGTTATTGTGACCTGTTGCCCTGCGGTTGTAGTGACGGTCGCCTTCGGAGAAGGATTGGACTCCGTGCCTGTTACTGAATTATAAAGAGTGAAATACATATCTCGTGTTCCGGCAGTCAAGTTGGAACCCGACGCGTATTCAGTAACCGTAGGCGCTATGTTGGGATTAGGGACTAATGCGCTTGTGGCTCCAAGTGCCGTGAGTGATGTATCTATAAGTTTATCAGTGTGGGTATACCAGACATTGCTTCCCATAGGACTGTATAACCCGTAGCCATCCCAATAATCAGCAACTACAAGAAAATCGGTTCCTCCGTCTTCGGTACGTTCTATGCGTATACCGAAGTCACCGGATACGGACGAATAAGGCGTCCAGTTGATAGGCACTCCAACCGTAAAATAGTCTCCCGCGTCTGTTACTGCCGTAGTTACTGGTGGCGATGCGGTAACGGATGCCTTGGTTAATCCGCTTATCTTACGCAAATAGCGATATTGGTATTTGTAAACAGCACCAGTGTCTAATGCGCTGGTTCCTCCGGTTGCCGCCGCTAATGTCGGTGCGGTCGTAGGTGGCGCAATGCCCGCGTTATTCATCCTCACGATGATATAATCGGCCTTGTCTGCTGGATTGAACGCCGCAGTCGATTGCCCGTTGCCTGTCAGTGTTATAGACGTATCGCTACCCACTGCTGACACTATATACGGCCCATACCACGTGCCGGTGGACGCGCCGTTGCGGTTGCAGTAGTAAACCTTATCGCCAGGAAGAACGAACCCGCTCCATGTCGTACCTGTTCCCGTAAGCGTCGTGTTGCCCGTGCAAGCGACTGTACCTACAGTGTAATAAAACCCATCCCACCTATATAGTCCGTAGAACGCAATATAACAACGCCCATTAGCGGAAGCATACTCGGCGGGATCGGAATATCCAGCGGAATATAATACCGGTCTATAGTCCACGCATTCGACAAGCGAACCGTTAGGGATAGTGCGCGGTACAGTGCATGTCAACCTGCCGGTCGCCACCGTCTTAGCCGTATAATATAAGAAATACGGCGTTGTATCACCGCTTGCCGGTGTAATGCGGACATAACTACTGTTAGGAAACCTGTTTATTCCCGCCTCATTGCCTGAGTCCGCCGTCCTGATGGTTATATAGCCATCGGTAGTAGCCGCAGCCGACTGAAGCGTGCAGTAAACCTCACAAGCGAGATATGCATACGCGCCTCGGCTTGCAAGCGCCCATCCTTTTTTACTTGTCGCGGCGGTATCGTCTATCCTGTGACCGGATTTGTAAAAGCGCTCAAGTGACGTTATCGCGCCAGTTCCAGGCATTCCGCCAGGATTGGTTATTATCCTGCCGTCAATGGACGTGAGATTCCCGCCAACGTGGACGAGGTTTTGAAGCACACTGGATTCATTCATGCCAACGCGCTCCGGTACTGCTCGATTATTCCCGCCGTTAAAATTATTTGAAGCTGCAACAAGTTCAGCCATCAAGTCACCGCCATGTTCACGTCGTCTATATAAAGATCAGCCGAAGGGAACGCGTCCATATCGATCTCTACGATATAATGCGTCGCCCACGCGGGTGCGCGTTTGCCGGCTATGTTGTAAGTCCCTTCGATGATCGTCCAGTCTACCGCCGCCGATGTGAAGGTAACGCTATCCGTATGTATCGCGGCGGTGCGGGTAAGATACGTCGGCACTCCGTCCGCGTTGTAGTCGATCACGCCGTAGTAACCGCTTATGGTTATATCGCCTGTTTCACTGCCCGGCTTCTTATAATAAAGCTCGTGGTTTCCAAGTCCTCCAGGAGTGACGGGACATATAAACGCGAACTTGCCGGTTGCTCCCGCGCCCGTGGTCGCCTTCAAGCATTTTGACCCGGTTCGCGCCATACCTGGCGTAGCATCGAGCACGAGGTCTATATTCGTGCCGTTCAGCCTGTCGGTTATCGCGGCTGTATCGCCTGAGATGAACACATTGCTCGTGATGGTCGCGCCCTCGAAACTGCCGTCTTTGATGAAGTTTTCAGTCGCGCCATCGCCGATCAGGTGAGCGCTCGCGCTTATATTGAGTCCTGCCCTATTGATTATCCTCACAGTGCCGTAAGCGGTCGTTATTGCATATTTTTTACTCGTAGGCATTACATTGTGTATATGAACTCCATCCAACACTACCATCGCCGCACTACTGGACGCGTCAGGCTCGCAGGAGATAAGATAGTCCGGCTGAATCAAACCCGACGCGGCAAATGTGATCGCGCCGCCGAACATGTGAACCAGTCCGCCATTGCCCGCGCATTTTATCGGCGGTTGATAGCCGTCTGCGGTTGCGTCATGGTACTTGCTTTCCATATAACATCCGTACATGAAAAGCATTGCGGATGAAACGTCTATCTGTTTGGTTATCTTTTCGGTAAGGTGATCGTGATTATAATCTATCGATGTCCCATACATCGAAATAACACCAGTCCGCATATATATACCGCACTCGTTATTAGAGATCGAACCAAGATGGAACGTCACATTTTCCCCGTTGTCCGCATAACCGGATGGATAACTTATACCTATGCCGTTCCGCATTAGGGCGGTCTTGTCGAACTGGATGAGATACGCGGAATTCTCAAGCGATACACCCGTGCCGAACAGTTCCACAATGCAGTTGACGATAGACGCGTACGACGCGCCCAACTTGCGCGAATCACCTGGGCCTGAAAACTGCATGCCGATGACCGATGAATACCTGGATGACCCTTTTAGATGCACACCCTGTATTCTGGCCGCATGCTGCATATATTTATCTGCTGACGAACCGGTTATATAAAACGCCGCGCCGGACGTTATAGCCGAGCAGTCGATAGGCGCGCGCTCTGAATCAATATCCACGTAGGAAATATCGACGGTTATCTGCTGAGTTATCTTCCAACCCGTTACCGCAGGCAATTTAAGCGTCGCTCTCTTGCCCGAATTGACAATATGATTAAGCGCGGCCACAAACGCGGGCGTGTCATCGTGGACGCCATCGCCGTACGCGCCGAAGTCCATGATCGAGACTTCTTCATCGTCTTTATCATGCTGGCTTCGCCCGACCGCGCCAACGGCATCGCGTATATAGCCGATCAAAGCCGCGCCCTGGTTCGGGTCGGCTATATTGCGTAACGCCGCTTGCCACTGCTCGTTAGTAAATGATGACATTGGTGGGTTCCTTACGCCTTCCGTCCTACGCCGCTGGGAATACTATCGCTTCCGAACTGTATATTTTGCCACCCGCCGCAATGTTCACAAATAATGTTTTAGCGGCTGCATCCGTATGCGTGATCGTGAAATCGATACATCCGGGTTGTATGAGGTCTACGTCGGTGAGATAACTCCAGTGTTTGTCCGCCGTTATCACTTTCAACTGAATGCCATAATTGATTGCGATCGATGTAGGCGCTGTAGTTATCTCCGCGCCTCCGGCAGTATCCGACAGCCACAAATCTACAGGGTAAATCCCGTCTATCACGTCATTTGCGAACTCATCTTTCAGTTGGACGACAACGTTTTTATCGTCTTCACCATCGCCGGTTACGGTTATTGTCGGAACTCCGAGAATCGCTGATGGAGTTACATAATCGAAATCCAGTTCAACGTAGAACTTGCCGGTCACGGTTGAAGCTGACGGTCTGAACTCGACTACAACAGTGCTGCCATCGGACACAATCTCATTCAGAAGTGCTATAGCAGTGGAATCGCCTATGCCCTTTGCATTTTCAAGCGCGGTATTGTTCGCGTAGTAGGTATCGGACACACCAGGCTTACCAATACAAATAATCGCGCCACTTGCTGTGTTTGTGGCCTGTGTATAGACGATACGCGCGGCCTTGATCTTGATTGCCCTCGTAGTGAGATATACGACATTTATGTATCGCCATGTGGCCGCACCCTTGGCGTCCAAGACCGGAGTTATAATCCGTCGCGGGTTCTCTGTCAGCCATGCCTTGATCGTATCGTCCTGTTGTTTGGACATGCCGGATTCGAGATCGAGCACCCGATTATTCAGACCGGTGCGATGACCCCAATATCTGCCAATATCCAGATCGTTGCTGTTATAGACCTTTCCATTCCACATAACATTGGCATGGAGTTGACGCACGGGATGGACTTGAGCCAGATACTCAGCGTTTACGGTGCTCATATCGATCCCTTGCGCGGAAATGGAACCGAAAAGCGTCTGCATATACCAAAACTCGGCGGTACTGCCGCCCATCTCTGGATAAATCTGAGCGCCCACTATCGCCATATTGCTCTCGGCAGACGAATGCCCAAGAGCTTTGAATACTTCACCGCAACCATTGTCCCTACATCGAATTTCAACAATAGGGTTTGTCCATTGGAGAGTGCCGAGTCCGGGTAAAGGTGCAATATGCACGATACCAACCGTAAACCGCGGTAATGCGGTGTTCGGCACTGCCCCAACTCCTGCCATCAACGCGGTTCCACCCGTCCAACGTCCACCCCAGAGGCCTTTTGAGCCAGTTCCATAGAGCACGGTAGGGTCGCTACTGTCCTCGGTCATTACCTTTGGCTTGACCTGTGTCGGGTCCCAACCGTCATAAAAAATCTGATCGTTATCGGCTCTCGTGGTGTCGATCATCTGAAGGTCATTAAACCCAATAGCAAAAGCCGGATTCGCCCAACTACGAACTTTGACAAGCGCCAGATGATGCGCTGTGCCTGTTTTCGTTCCCGTCCAAGCCAGAATGAGCGGAACCCAGGTCGTATCATAACTAGGTGTTAGGGATGGAAGCGGGATTGAATCGCCGATCTTGGTATTGTCCGAAGTTTGCACCTGGAGTTCCCAGTCACCATCTTTAAGGCCGCTGCAAGCCCCGACATACATAAAAAGCTTGATAGCATCCGCCGTAACCGGTACGCTTGGGAAACTAGCGGGAGTAAATTTATACGCGTCAGTCGTCGCCGTGTCGGGAACACTGATTTTATGACCGGTATTCCACTTCGGGCAGGAATAACTCAGGGCGGCGGAATAACCGGCTCCACCACTCCACAGATTGACGGCTTCCTCTCCTGAAAGTATTGTCTTAGCGTAAAGCGGTGGGTCGGTATCTAAATCTTTATATGCGTAAATCTCAGGGTTTACCTGATCGATTGCCCCGCCAATTACAGCCGCGCCATGTTTCCAGCTATACTTGATATTCTCAGCGCGTACGATGAGGCCATACGCCGTATTGGCAGGAGTTACATCAGTCTTGAGGCACGCGCAGGCTCTAAACGGTGTCCCGCTATCCTGCCCTAGCGTAAAGTCTTTTATAATATGGCTCACTCCGCCTACATCCTGAGTAATCGTCAGGACTGCCGTACCGCGCAGGACATTGGTATCTGGCAATAGAACCGTCGAATCTCTTCCTGATCCGAATATCGAAATGGCGTTCAGTGTTTCCGGTATGGTAAAATCGCCGCGAAACCTGCCCGGAGCGATGAAGATGCTTTCACACGACGCGACTGCTGCTAATGCAGCTTCAAGACATGCTCCACGAGCTAAGTCTGTATCCGCAGTCGGAGTATAATTAGTCCACGTGCCATCGTCGTGTCGAATACGAACAGCACGGGCAGCCTCCAGCGCGAGCACCCTCGGCCCGGTCGGTGCTCTATCGTTGTTTACCATAAGTGGCCTCCTTTATCGCGTCTGTTATCTTGCCCAAAGCGTCCTGTATCGTTGTGCAAAGCGTCACTACGCAGCCGTATGTCAATAATCCGTATGCCAATAATCGCCAATCGTGTAATACTCCTGCGATCATAGCCACGATCATGCACAATATGAGCAATGCGTTCATTATTTCTTCCGTCCTTTTTTCGTCCCTTGCTGCACTTGCGGATTGATGCGATTGAGTGCTGATTGTTGCTGTTTCGCCAGCTTTTGAACTGCCGCAAGCCGCTTCCTATCCGTCCGTATCTCCTCAGCCTGTTTAAGCGCGTTCAAGTCGCTTTCAACCTGCCATTTCTTTTCGTCTACAGACACAGGTCTTGATTTTGCCACCGTAAAACCCTCCTAATGCTTCTTCGCTCCACTGATTTTCAGGAGTCTCGGATTCTTTCGTTTGGCTGCGGCGGATGCGTTCCTGCCCGATTTAGCCAAAATAGCGCGGGCATTTTCCAAAGCTATCCCTTGCTTCCTTGATATTTCCTTAGCCACGGTTTCAAACCCGCGATGAGTTTTCTTCTTCATATAATCAGCCCCACCTTTCGACCGCGTATTTATCATTCGCGCTGGTTGCGGTTGCCGCCGTCGCGCCGTTATACGTCTTATAGGCAAGATACCAGTCGTTCGCGCCAGCGCCGGAGGGCCGTATCGTTCCCCATACTCCATTGTCCGAAATGCAAGCCGCCATGCTGTCCTTGCCGACTGTGCCGGTTGCGCTCGTGGTCGCCCTTACCGCTACTTCGTAAGTGCTGTTACCATCCAAGACTACCTGCATCGACACAATACGCGCATTGCCGCAGTTCACTGTTCCCGATACGGCGGCAAAAGTGCCGTTCTTGCTATTTAATTGCCTGAGTCCTGAAGTATCCATTGTTAATCCCTCCTAAATCTATATTTGCATATTCTCATATTTGTATGGTATAATATCACCATGAATAGAACGGTTAGGTTGAGACTTATACCGACTTGCGAACAGTCCGACGCCTTGATTGAAACGATCCGCCAATTCACGGAGTCCTTCAACGCAATATGCCGCGTAGCTTGGAAAAAGCGCGAGGGCAACGCCTACAAACTTCATTACATTGTTTATCGCGGTTGTAAAAATACTCTTCCCGATCTTGTTTCCGATCTGCATGTTCAGGCAATTCACAAGGCATCTGAGGCCATAAAGGCAACTATAACTCGTTCTAAGAAAGAAAAGAAAACATCCTGCCCACAATCCAAATCTTGTCCTCCAAGGTATGAGCGACACACCTTCAAAATCTACTGGGATAAAGGACTTATCAGCATGTCGTCTACAAACGGAAGGCTCAAAATTCCTTTTACCATTCCTGAATATGCCAAATATGCTATTGACTGTCCTACGTCTACCGCCGACCTCATCAAACGCAAAGGTAGGTTCTACCTGCATGTCGTCGTCAAATTGCCCGATGTTGATTTTATCGACAACGGTAAAGCAATAGGTGTTGATCTCGGCGTTACCAGACCTGCCGTTACTTCCGACAACAGATTCCACGGCAAACGCCATTGGAAGGAGGTTGTCAAACGAACCTTCCGCCTCAAACGTGATCTTCAATCGAACGGTTCCAAGTCGGCTAAACGCCACTTGCGACGCCTTGCGGGACGTGAACAACGTTTCCGACGCGATTGCGATCACGTTATCTCCGCCTCTATTCTCAAGGATATTCAACCAGGAACTACGGTTGTAGTTGAAAACCTTACGAACATTAGAACTCGGTGCAAAGCCTCTCGCGGAGAAGCCAAACGCAGACTTCACTCCTGGAGCTTCGCGCAACTCAAGGGCTTCCTCGAATACAAGGCCGAAGCCAAAGGATGCCAAATTGTCGCTATTGATCCTCGGCATACATCGCAAAGGTGCAACCGCTGCGGGTTCACCTATCGCGGCAACCGTAAGTCTCAATCCGAGTTCCTTTGTCGTCAATGTGGTTTTAAGCATAATGCTGATCTCAATGCCTCTAAGAATATCCGAGATAAATACCTTGTCGGTTGGACTACATGCCCTTCCGATGCGCCGTTGTCACCCGACGTATCGTTTCCTCAACTTTTAGTTGAGAGGAACAATCTGATAGTTTCGACTATCTCTAGCGTGACCTAAAAGTCGCGTATCCGGTAGGTCGTATCCTGGCCTGGTATTCGCGTGATCTGTTTATTCCGAGTGCCTTCAGCGAGTTCACTTCTTCAAGGTATTCCTGATATAATCCGCTTCTTCGTATCGCGCTATTGTCTATATCCGCCGAAAAACCGCCCGCAAGGTCTATCGCCGCGCCCTTTGCTATCGAATCCTGATAAGCCACGGGACACCAATCGGGCGAACTTGTTGCATTTGCCAGTGGACTAGGGCTTTCCAGCACTTTCAGATATACTCGAGTACTTCCCGCCTGCTGCCAAGTAACATCGCCATCCGATACAGTCCCGCTTATCGTAGTCGGCCAGGTTGGAGCCGTGCCTGACGCTGTTCCCGCAACGGTGCATTTATAGTAGAACCCATTTTCGCTCGCGGCGGTAGGAACAACTAGGTCGCCTACGGAATACGCGCTTCCAGCCACCCAGGATGCCCGTACACGCGGCCTAGGATTGAATCCAATTACTAACCCGTCCGTGTAATATTGACTTGGTGTGCCCGCCGTAGCAGCTTCCCAACTACCATCGTCCACGTCGAGCCGCGCCATGCTTATAGGAATAAGCCGCTTGCGTTGGCTGCCCGTTCCCAACCTGACTCGGTAAATGTCCATGATGGCCGTGCCGAGTGACATTTGTCTTGCGCCCGTGCGTATACCTACAGTCGCCTCAACCTTGTTTATCTTAGTAAGCCTGTTTATGCGCCTGCACGAGCGGTTGATAGCATTGACAAGCACCGTACCGGTCACGTATGAACCTTTAAGCTCATGCAAATGTTCTCTTGTTGCTGTCGCAATAGCCGATCTATCCATCTTCAGGCTCCTTATACGAAGGCTCGTCTCGGCATGTCTTACATACAAGCATCCCGTGAACTCGTGAGAGATCACGCTTGTTGAATGTAAACCCGCACCTGTCGCAGTCTACTTTCCTTTGCTCACGTTTAAGTTTGATATTTTTCGCGCACATCTAACTCGCCCTTCATCCAACCATAGGTTTTATTCAGTCCATCGGCAAGGTTGACTTTAGGCTCCCAACCAAGAACCTGTTTTGCAATCGTTATATCTGGCCTGCGGTTATACGGTTCATCGATCCGAGATTCCAAATACCTAACCTGGCAAACGCTATCGAATAGTTTCATTATCTTTTCCGCAAGCGTGCGTATCGTTATCTCATTCGGGTTCCCTATATTCACCGGCAGATGATAATCGGACAAAGCCAGTTTTATCAGTCCGTCCACGGTATCCGCGACATAACAGAAGCTCCTGGTCTGCGATCCATCACCTGTTATCTCAACGGGTAAACCTTCAATCGCGCACCTGATGAAGTTAGACACCACGCGCCCGTCTGTAGGGCGCATTCTCGGCCCGTAACTATTGAATATCCTGGCGATACGCGTATCCAGTCCACACGCGTCGTGATAAGCCATAGTTGCCGCTTCAGCGAACCTTTTGGCTTCATCATACATACTGCGAGGGCCGACGGAATTCACGCTGCCCCAATAACTCTCCGGCTGTGGGTTTATTTCGGCGCACCCGTATACCTCACTCGTGGACGCAAGTATGAACTTTGCTCCCGATGATTTAGCGTAATTCAGCATATTGAGCGTACCTGCCGAACCCACAAGTAGCGTTTCGATGGGATACTCGGCATAATCAATCGGGCTTGCCGGACTCGCCAGATGAAATACATAATCTGTCGGCATATACGGTAGTTTGACGATACAAACATCCGCTTCTATGAACTGAACTCCAAGCGGGATATTCTTGCGAGTGCCGGTTAGAAGGTTATCTATGATTGTGACCTTCATGCCAATACGCAATAACTCGTCTGCCAGGTGGGAACCGATAAAGCCCGCTCCGCCTGTCACCACCGCATGTTGTCCTGTATAGTTAGATCGCATCAGCTAACTCCAATATCTTCTCAAGTTGTCCCGTGAGCGTCTGATTAGACCATATCCATGAATGTCCCGCGTTTGCCAGTTTTTCTCTATCGGTATTATCAAGCCATTTGATAATCTCAGGCTCAATATTAGCAGCCTCGGTCTCGATAATGAACGGTATCTTGTATCCTTCAGGCAATGGTTCGGATATAACGAACGCGCCTGCCGCCATCGCTTCTCCGAGTCTTGACTCGATATTGAGTCCATCCGCCGATATATGCAGGTTCAAGACAATCTTGCACCTGTTGTAAAACTCGTTCAATGCCTCATGGTTGCAATCCTCGAAAACCGTGACTTTGAACTTCTCGGATTTGCATAACGCGCCAATTATTGCTTTTCTGTGATTAGATAAACAGCCGGAGAATCCAACATCATATATCTTTTCGACTGCTGCCTTGCCGAACGGAGGACTAGCGCAAGCGCAACTGACGAATTCAACCCGTCTTGCGCCGAATTCTTTGTATATCGGTACATCAAGTGGATTATGAGTAACCACCAGATCGACGCTCGGTATCAATTGAGCAATTTTCCCAAGTCGATTGCGACTATGTTCATCGCTTATACCAACCTGTTCACAGTGCCATAAAACGGACTTAATACCCTTCATGTCATCCGGTATCTTTGGTTCATGCCCGGTCAGGATAACTAAATCCGGCTTACCCGCTTCCGTACTGTAACCCATATCATTCAGGGTAACGGCTAGCTTGTTGGCAAACCCGTATGGATTGACACCACCCTCGTCGTCGATAATGGCTATATTAGGTCGAGTGACGATCCTGTGTATTCGCTTCAGGTTCTTCGAGATATTCAGATGATCTATAGCATACTGCCTGTACTGTTCTGGGTTACACTCGCACGTAAGCATCTGGACGGCTTCGTCAATCGTTTTGAATATCCATTCGGGCTTGTAGAAATCTCTTGCGGACAGCCAAGAGTGAATGACCGGCTTTAGTCCCGCCGCCATGCCCTGCGCTAATGAATAACAAAAAGATTCCTCAATAGAAGTTGACAAATAATAGTCTTTGTCCGCATAGAAAGTGTTAAGATCAGCCTGCCAGGGATAGAAAAACACCCGTTCCCGCAACCCTAGTTCATCTATCAGGTGCATCACATAACCATAGGTGCGGTGATCCTGCCAATCAATTGCAATATGGAGTTCGTAATCCACGGGACACTTGGCAAATATCTGCAATGCGAGCGGCAGGTTTTTCTTGTAATTCCCATAACATGCCATCGCGATACGTTTGCCCGTTTTGCTCAAATACTCCGGCCTGGTAGCCACAAGCGCATAACACCTTAACTGTCCATGCTCGTTATCTATCTCCCATCCGTCTTTCCAAGTGCCTCCAATTGCGCCGGATGGAACGTTTGCCGGTGTATCTCCAATAACAAACCCTATCGAACGAAGTATCTTTGATAATGCGTCTACTTTCACCCTTGGCACGTCATAGGTCATAACCAACCTGCCGCCAGGACGAAGCGCGTTATAACAATTCTTCAGGACACCAGATATATCATTTAGATGCTCAAGAACGCTGCATGATACGATGGCGTCATATACGTTCTGTCCTATATCCGAACCGATAACTACGGGAATATTCGGGTTGCGCTCTGACTCTTTTCGCATTGCTTCAGCATCGACATCCTGCCGCGCAACATTACAACCTTTCTCGGCCATGAGTTCGGCAAACCCGCTGTAACCCGCGCCAAAGTCGAGAACCTTCTCGCCTTTGTTCAAATGATTGAGAATCCACGCGTATTCATACGGCCTCGACCACCATTCCTTGCCAGTAGGACTTGTAAGCATCTTCTCGTAATTCTTGACGGGCAACTTCTCATCCTCAATCGTCAAGAACTTGCCGGGTTCATATTCGGTATCTAATGAAGGCGCAATAGAGAACTTATCTACCTCAATCCCGCCAGGAACTACATGGCATTTACACATCTGGTCGAGTCCAGGCACTTGTTCACAGGCCAAATCCTTTAGATATTGCGCGACAAAAATAACGTCGTCTACCACTCGCCAATTCACCTGTTGTAAGTGGCCGCTGTGCGTCTCGTATCCGTGGATTCTTACAATAATACGACCCTTCTTTTCGAGGTTGGTAAGTTTTATGGCAAGGTCGCCAGCCCATTCGCAAAACACACAGTCCGATTCTTCCGCAATCTGTTCGACTTGGTTTATATCGGAGGAAATCTGAACGTCCTTGCCAATATTTATGAAATGGTCTACTACCGACTGTAAGAAATCCATTTGCCCACGATCTACCAGGAATGCGATCCTGTCACACGGATAATCGGTATGGTCTTTTTCATAACCGATAATCTCTTTCCAATAAGGAGTGCCTTGTTCGATAGCAATGCGCCCATGCTTTATCGCCTGCTCTGTATTGCCGGTTTTCCTATAGACTAGCCACAGTCCATGATGAGGTCGCCAGGTATATGCGTCAGCTTCGACGAAGAACGGATCGACTGGCATAGGTTTCAAACTTGCCGTCTTCATCCAGAACTCCGCTTCTTCGTAATCGCCTTTGATGTAAGCCAATTCGCCGAGCATCAGAATGCCTTCACCGCGCCGCCAGTTGTCTATGCAATGGGCGGCTAACACGTTGCGAGCATCTTCCGGCCTGCCGACACTCGCATAAGCCTGCGCGAGTAGGTAAGATGATTGATAATTTTCTTCATTCCATTTACTTATCGTTAAGTGTCGCTCATACCAATTGATAGCCTTCTCATGCATCCCGCTGTCAAAATACGTCCCGGCAAGATAAAATATGCTTCGGCGGTCGTTCGGGTCGGCCTCGATCTTCGGCAGAAATATATTCTCCGACATCTGGAGTCGCTGCAAACATCTGTCCATCCGGCTCTCTTTTGACTTGGGAGCGCGGTTATGGTCTATGGTAAGTTCCGGTATTCCAATGCGGTCATAACCAGGCGCGGTCTCTACCCAGTTGTGCATATCGCCTTCAAATCTTACGCCTACATGATTTCTTATGACTCTTTCAGCTAAAAAAGACTGGTGAAGCGACCCGTCATCCTTGAGCATCCGCATAGTGACTAAAATAAGATGGATATTATCAGGTATTTTCCGAAGCACAGGTTTAAGATTCTTAGCCGTTTCTTCGGTCAGAACCTCATCGCAGTCCATCGATAGAATCCAGTCGCCCGTGCATTTCTCAAGCGCCAGATTGCGAGCTTTGGCGAATGAATCTTCCCAGGGTATCGAATACACCTTGTCGGTATATCGTTTTGCAACCTCAATTGTCCTGTCCGTGCTGCCGGTATCGCACACTACGATCTCATCTGCTATATCCTTCACTGAGTCGAGCATCACAGGCAAACTCATTTCTTCGTTTTTAGCTATGCAGTAAACAGTAAGTTTTAACACGCGATCTCCTCTTCTTGGATTGTTATTCCTAGCGGGAACATCCTGCCATCGCTCTGTAAACATACATTCGGCCAGTTCCACCATAGTTGCGGTTTGCCCTTGCTCATCGAATAGAGCGTATTCTTCGCGTTAATTTCTTTATATCTCTCAGGATCAGGCACGGGATGATATTTATGCATTACCGTATCCGATAACACGAATAAAGGTCGCTTTTGCAGCACGAAATCACATAACAGGTCGAACTCGATATAACCGCCGTACCCGATCTTTAGATCAAATCCCGCGCTTTCCATGAAGGTAGCTTTAGACATAGCCATCCAATCTCCAGCCGCATAAGGATTGAACCTGGTTGAACCGTCCTTCTGTTCGTCAGTCCTATGCGCGATGACTATTGCATCGGGATATTGCTTCAGTGTGTCCACTGTATCCATTATGATCCGTGAAGATATGAACACACCGGTGCATGAAAACGCTATGTATGGAGTGTCAACTAACTCGGCTGCCACGTTCCACCCATCGGCCTGGTTAAATATTTCATCTTCAACTGATACCGAATAACTAACCGCCGCGTTATCAGCAACCGACAGCTTATCCATCGGTTCATATATTCCGTTCACATGCTCAGTGTCGGTGGCAACTACGATAGACAGTTTAGGGCTTGGCACTATCTCTACGATGCTCACATCTATCAAAGGTGCGCCTCGTGGCATATAGGTTCCGCAAAGTGTTCTAACATTACGTTGTGTGCATTCATTCGACAGTCAGGCGGACAGTCGCGCATACAATCGATGCTTTCGATAACAGCTTTTCGTCTATCGCCATGCCACACCTCGCTGAATGTCTGTTTATTCAGGTCGCCAATCCTGCCATTATCGAGTCTTTGGTCGCAACATATCTGCACATACCCTTGGGCATTTATGATCGTCCAGAAGTTTTGCGCGTAGCAGGTGGAATGAGTTCTTTTGATATTATTCGTAAGGTTCGCATAACGATAAAGATTGCTGTTTACCGAGAATGAGTTACTTTCATAAAGCCTTTTCGCCGTCTCGATCTCTTTACTTACATCATCCCTTGAGGTATCGAACGGCCTGAACTGGACATAATCACAACCCAAACTCTTGACAATCCCCGCCGACTTGACAATATCGTTTCTCATTGCTTCTTCAGTTAATATTCCAACGCCAACGACCGCCTTACGGTCTTTAATCCCAGCCAAATATTTTATATTTTCAAGCACAATATCGTATTCAGATGGTTCTACGCCATGAACAAGTGAAAATCGTAATGGGTCTGCCGCATCCAGCGATATACGTATCCACGCGCAACTGTCGGCGAGAATAATTGCTCCCTCTGGAGTCAATAAAGAACCGTTTGTGATGAGTCCTACGGATAGTCCCTTCTCTGACGCATATTTGATTATGTTTACCGCATCCGGGTGAGCTAATGGTTCGCCGCCACCCGTAAAATTGACCGCCTTGCATCCCAGCGACCACATCTCGTCTATGATTGCAATTGCCTTATCAGTCTCCGTTTCCGCAGTGACATTCTCAGTCCAACACCCTAAGCATCGAGGACACCTGTGAGGGCATATATTTGTAAGGTCGAGGTCAAAACCTATGGGCGCATCCGTAGTGCCTTTCCTCAACCACTCTACAAGCCTCTCTGGATTTCGTAAAATCTTCCAGTTATTGAATGGATTCAATTTCAAACTCCCGCATACATTGAAGGGAGAGTGTTAACACTCTCCCTTCAAGCTAAACGCCTATTTGTTGATAATCTGCCATGCGACACGCCCACTTGCCGTAGCAAGCGTTCCCGCCGTTTGACAGCGCCATAGTCTCACGGTAAACGATGTACCTGATGCTATGGTCGATATGACAGCACCTACGCCCAAATTGGCATTGCCGTAAGCAGTGCCTCTGATCGGAGTCAGTATGACCCGCGATGAGGCTTTAACCTTAGTCGTAGCAACAACACCCGATCCGGCACTGGGAGCGGCTATGGTTTTCAACCCAGCCATCGCGTTCGCCGCTGATGCTACTACCATCCGGGCTATTGTCGTATCTCCAGACGCGGATATTGCGCCAGTAACTCCGAGGTCGCCAGTTTGCGTTATATTGCCGGTCAATGATATATCGCCGGTGAAAGCAGAAGTACCAGTAACGTTAAGTGTAGTGCCGCCTCTTTCAACGCCGGAAAGCTCCAATTTGTCGAGATTTGTAGTTCCCATTTATCGGCTCCTTCCTAAGCACCCGCCGACCAGTACAACCATCTCCAGTCACTCGCGCCATACGAGTAACGGACACGAGCCTTCATTTTTGCGTCGTCTGTGTCGAAGTCGCCATCGTTTTTGAACGATACCGGCACTCTGTTAAAGGAAATCGGCGCGCCATATACCTTGTCGGCAAGAATCGCCCAGCAGTTTGTGTCAGTCAAGAACGGACTGACAACCAACTTCAACTTGGCCTTGAAATAGTTGTCGTCATTGTTTGCCGTCCCTGGCTTACCGGTCGAGTTGAGTATCTCCCATGCATCGAACTCAAGTGCGGGCGGAACCAACAGCACACTAGGTTCAGTGTAAACGAACAGGTTTTGATCGTTTTTCATGTTCCTGAAATGCGCAAATGCTGTTTCCAACGCGCCAAGCGTCAGGTTGCTCGATACATAGTTGCCTATTGTCGTCCCATTGACACCGATAAGCGGATGAGCGGTAGACGCAAGCGCCTCACCGTCACCACCGGTAAATACCGTAGTGCCTGCCGCGTTGACAAACAGAGAGAAGTGATCGTACTCCATCCTATACCTTGTCGCGTTGGCAAGCGCCTTTGTCCGGTTCTTCATGACACCGTACTGGTCGTCTTCTATCAACTCTTGGGTTATGCGAATGCCTCTAGAGAAGGTTTTGTGTGTATAAACAGTGTCAAATCCATCTACGAAGTCCTCGTACTCCGTGGCTTCGCCTTCTTGTTTTTCAGTGAGCATACCGATACCTGTAACCGAGTGATCGGTTTCAGACCTCTTGGTGCTCTTTTGTATATCGAATATCTCTGGATATACAAGCGTGTTCAATCTTAATGCGTCGAAATAGACTTCACGCAGTCCTTCTGCCAGGAGAGGAGTGAAGCCTGTTCTTGTCATAGTCATTTGATTTCCCTCCTAATCCTAGTCATCTACTCGCGATTTAGTCTGCGCGAAGATAGACCTGCTGAACTTGACGCGGAACTTATTACCTGTATGCGCGGATAATGATTCATCAGGATGGAATCCCGATATAGCGCATACTTCAAGCGATGCTGTTCCCGCAACTGTTCCTCTCAGTCTATAATTGAAAGTCGTGCCTACTAGAATTGGAACCTTGTCGCCCACCTTCGCTTGCGGCGCAAACGAACCGAGCATCTTGGCTTCAAACTCTGTAGTCGGCACTGGGAGATAAACAGGATATTTACCTGTCGTGGAATCCGCCGTAGACACATAAGCCGCGCAAACACCGAGCACACTTGTCCCACCATCTGCAAACTTGGTGGCTGAACCCGTTGTCGCGCTGAGTCTAAGGATAGAACCTTCATAATAGGTTCCCGACACCAGCGGGTAGTTCTTGATAGGCGGTGGCCCACCAGTTTCACTACGTACTGGCAGGAACCCGGCGTATTCTCTAGCCATAGTGGTTGCCTCCAGAATTTAGTTGTGTTTTTACTGATGGTTCTTTTAACTAGAGGATTGTAGCCACTGTTTATATTGCAAATAGCGATATAACTGGCTGTCCGCCTTTGAACCTGCGGATTGCAGTCTTTGGGAGACTATCCGCCAAGTACAACAATGTGATTGTTTCGTCGAGGCCGAAGTCACAATTGTTGTGCGGTGATAACTACCATCATTATTGTTGTAGTAGTTATCACCTTTTATATATCATGAATGTGCTAACTTGTCAATTCGGGTTTTTCGGTCGCAATCCAATTCAATTATTCTTGACAATACCAATCCACCAATCAAATACTTCAGGGTTATCCCGCCAGAAATTTACCATATCGTAACTAGCTAAATTAGCAACCTGCTCACCATCAGCACTACTGTAGCACCCATCCCAAGCAGCGAGAGCATGTGCCACTTCATGTAAAAACACACAAGCTAATTTATAACCACTAATTCGTGTTGTAATATGTATTTCGCAGGTATCAGGAACGCATTGACCGAATAATTTTTGACCTATTTCCCAATCTGCGTTTTCCCAAATGACATTATAATCATCAGCAAATATCTTGACTTTATCAACTGGGAATCCGTAAGGTTTATCGTCCATTTAGTCGTTTATCTCCCACTTATATCTAACGGAATATTGAACATCCTGCCCGTCGTGGTCTCACCGTCGTCGTCGTATCTATGCAATCCTTCTTCATCGGATTGGCGATCTCGTTTTGCATTCATTTCCTTATGCGCTTCTATGTTTTCACGATCACGCTCCACAGCGTATTCTTTTCGGCAAGCCATGACTACGCGATCTCTATGGATAACTACATCGTGTCCGAGCCTGTTGTCATGCATCACAACGCCATCGGTTTCAGCAATCTCGGACGCCGGTATCTCTTTATAACCGAGGCGACGCATTTTATTGCGTCCTTCCTCTGTATTCTCTACAAGAAACGTGTTGAGTCCAGGGTTTTTCGGTAATGCGAAGTCGCGCCGGTTGCGCCCGTCCTTTTTGACTTTCACCCGCTCCATGACAGGAGCTTCCCATACCTCCGCCTCAGTGCCAGTAGTTTTTACGGTTGCGGTATCGGGAATGGGATCAGGATTCATCATGTCGTTATCCTTCGCCACTCCAGCAACAGGAGCGATAGCCTCATCCGGTGTGGCAATAGGAGGAATTACAAAAGAACCGGCTGTTCTTGATTCATCCGACTTCGGAGTTCTTTTCTTTCTTGATTTCTTATCTACCATTACATCTCACCTTTTTCCAGCTTTTCCGCTCTTTCCTTTGCCCGTTTTATTTGTTCCTCGCTTAATCCCAAACCGTTCTGCACTTTCCCTATTTGCGATGCGGGATATAGATTATCAATGCCGCTGCTTGGAGTCGGTTGTGGCTCCTCTATGCCAAGATGCCTCAATACCTTCAACCGTTCCTCTGGATTATCTCCGGCTTTGGTCAATTCCTGGCGAGCATATCTACCGGTAACGTTGTTATAGACCTGTTCGGCCAAGTACGCGGCCTGTTGAGGATTAGCCATCTGGGTATCATCCAGTTCTACCAACGAAGCCTTGAATTCACCCTCTACCAGTTGGTAAAGCGGATCATTCTTGAATTTGCTCATCGCGCGTTCCCTGTTGGCCGTAGCAGCTTTCTCTAGCTGTTTTATGCCCTGCGTATACCTATTCAGCGTACCTAAAGGGTCTTCGTAGAACTCATCGCTGAATTTTGTCCTGAAGTCCTCGGCGGCGGGATTGCCACTTGTTGTAGTTGTTGTCGTTACCGGTTGTTCGGCGGGCGGATTTACTTGCACCCAATTACCCTCCTCGTCTAGTTCCCATTGTCCGTTTTGCTTAACGGCATCCACAGCTTTAAGGAGTTTCTGTCGTTCTTTCTCAAGTGCTGCCCGCTCTTGACTTGTTGTTGTATGTTTTCGCTCTAGTTCTTTGTAGGATTCTATCAGAGCCTCAACCGACTTGAACTGTTCAGGCAATTTCGTTTTGTCGGCTGGCGGAGTAGTTAGCTCGCCTTCGATTGGTGGTGTAACGGACTGTCCCGATCCCTCAACGGGATTGCCGAGTTCCAGTTTGTCGTCTGTCTTTGGTGGCATTATTTCCCCTTCTTTCTTAATATTCGCGATTGTTCTTCAGGCAGTCTGAGGATTGTTTTATAAGCATCAATCCTGCCTTGTTCATAAGATAAATCTTCAAGTGTTTTAATTGTGCCGTGCTGGATCATCTTGTCGGTTATACCGGCGATCTTATCTGATATTATCCTGCCGATATAAGGCCATGCTCGCGCAATGCCTTCCCAAAACTCTAGTTCTTCTTCTCTCGATTCAGTGGACAACTACAATCTCCTGCCTTGTCGCATGGATTCCAACTGCAACTTCGCTTCCCTATCGGCCTGATTCTCAGCCGATTGATGTTGTAGTTTGGCCTGTTCTAATTGCTGTTGCGACTGCCCTTGCTCCTGTTGCATGGCGATTGCGTTCCGGGCTTCTGCTACCATCTGTTCAAATGCCTGCGCCTCCTGCGGATCATCGAACTGCGGAGCCTGCGCCATACCCATCGCAACCGCCTGCGCCTGCTGTTGCATCTGCGCCTGTTTTATCTGCAACTGGATTTCCTGTTCAGTGCCGATATACGACTCGACATCCGTTGTGCCGAGTGACTGCAAATAATCCCGTGTTAAACGGTAAATATGAAGTGGGTTGCTGACCACAAGTGGGTTCTTGTCGGTGATCATGGTCTTATACACATTACTTGCTCGCTGAAACTCCATATTTTTGTCAACCGTGCCGACAGAACCATGTGGGATGAAATCCCAAGGGAAGATGAGCATTTCACGCTCTATATTGAGCATTTTAAGCTCATCATCTGTCATGAACTGATACATCAGTCCCGCGATCTGCTTTGCGACTTCTACATGCGCGCCCTGAACGCGCCTTATGACATCTTCAAACCTGCTGCCGGCCTTCGCCATGACCATCTGAAGTTCACCGAGCGTCTTGTTGCCCTCAGACTGCCTACCCGTAGTCATGTCGTTTATCCCAGAGGCGCGTTCAGAGTTGCTGCGGTTCATTTCTTGAAGATCAACGCCTGGTATAACAGGCGATAGTGTAAACTCTACAAGATCGTTTATGTCATCAAGTTCGGTCACGCCACCAGGCGATATATCTATCGAGTCTGGGTTATCAAGCGATCCTTTACGAACCTTGAATGCTTTGTTAATTGCCTGCGTAGTAGCATCCGCGCGCTGGTTGTGTATCGCGTTCGCTTCGCGTTGCATGTGCTCAAGTATCTGAGGCAGGCAGCGCTTAAAGAACATCTTGACGCTTTTCAAGAACGGAGCCATGCTGACGTAATAACGCCTGCCGTGGAAATACGGGAACTGCGTGGCGCGAACTATCGTTCCCGTTGTAGCCTCGAGTACGAATACGCACTCCTCCATAAGCCCGTCTTTATTTACATCATAAGGCGCAATGACCTCCCAAAAATAATACTGTTCAATATCCACATTCTCGATACCAACCTGGTCGTTGCGCTCATCATTACTAAAATCTTGTAGAGAGCTTGTCAGTTCGTTCTCTGGTCGCTTCATTACCTCTTTTGCGGGAACCGCGTCGAAATAACCGTCCTTAACGCGCCTGTTTACTTCATCCTCGGTAAGCACAAACCTGTCGCCTACGAGATAAGCATCTTCAATGCTCTTTGCCGTCAATGGGTATATGACAAAGTTGTTTATATCGACCGTCTCAATGCGAGGGCCGCGGTATTTGATCTCCTGCACATCTATAAGCGCATTAGTGCCTTTTTTATCGACCTGCTGGCGTTTTACCGTCCTGTATTCTTCGCGCCAGGGTAGCTTTATGACCGCTGACGGATGCATGAGTGCCGTTAAGTGCCACTGATCCGCTGCCTGCGCATAATTCATTATTGCTGTCTGAACAGTCTCAATAGCGGCTTCTACGCGTTGAGCTACCTGCTTGAGCGTCGCGTCGGCTGCGAATGGCGGAGGCACTACGTTGACAATAGGAGATACACCCAATACAACGCCGTTTATATTCGAGTGGAATGTATCGACATCCGGCTGAATGATCGGAACGTTGATATTAGAGCACTTCTCCCAAGGATCATTTTTCTCCGGCAAGTCCGACTCGAAGAACCGTTCCCACGTTTTGATATTATCAAGGAGCTTTTTCATGCCATTGCGCGATGACTCTATTTTCTCCAGTAATTCCGCGCCAAGTTTCACACGTTCGGCTTCGTCTATATTAACTTTAATATCAGGCATCACAGGTAGTGGCATGTATCTAATCCTCTTGCTTGCTTTCTATCAATCGCTTGTTGTATTCGGTGGCAATATCAAGCAGGCTACCCAAATATTCTTCACCCGCGTAGTCCATCAAAGCCTGTGTATCCTTGGGCAAGCAGGCACCCCTTACGCCTCTAGTGCCTCTAAAATGCACTTGGAAGTGACTCGGCACTATCCACGGATCGGCTACTAGAGCGTCAAGCGTCTCTTGCGTCATGCCGAGATCATAGAGCATGTTGGCAAACGTGACCTTTAGCGCATAATAACTATTCGTCGCAAGCTTGAGGAGTTCGGCTTGTCGGGCTGGTAGATAATATCTTCTTAATTCTCCTGTTAATAGGCTCTCTACGATCCGATGTGATCCGTAAATTGCGCCATATTTTTCTGGTTCGTCCCAATCTTTTTGTGGCACACCAACTATATGTGATCTTCTCGGATTTGCGTAATCCTTAACTGCCGTCGCTTCACTCAAAAACTCCGGTACGAAAAAGAACTTGTGCTGTGGGTATAACTCTTGAAGTTTATCAGTCGTACCGGGCATGACTGTGGATTTTATAATGACCGTCTTATCACCTGTAAGCAAGCTCACGGCGTCATACACAGCCGAGCAATCCAAGCCCTTACCGTTGCCAGCGTACGGCGTAGGTACGCAGATAAATACGACCTCTGCATTGGCGTTCAGCAGGCCAATGCCACACCTTGACCGTTCTGGTATCAGGTCATACGCGAATACGTCATGTTCGCGCTCGTAGTAGGCGTACAGCGCGTTTCCGACCATTCCACAACCGATAATCCCAATTTTCATTCTCTAATGGCTCCTAATTTGATCTGCCCGGTAATGCAAAAATGACCCGGATACCCCCTTGCAAGGTATCCGGGTCATTGAATCCTAAAGTATGATTCGTGGTTTGCAACCCACTCACATACCGGGCATTTGTTAAATTATGTTATATTGTTAATCGTGCTCCTTAGTGGATCAGTTAAACCGTACCGGAGAATCGAACTCCCACAATCACCAGTCCACCTGGAATTGAACCATTTTGCTTAGATACTAAGACACCACATATACGGTAAAGCACGATTTTGTATTTATATTAACTATCTAATACTCTCCAATGGCTTCGGCTATGGTAAGATTATCCTTGACGGCATCCATTTCCTCCGCAGTCAACGGTATCAATTCTATGTGACCCGAACAGCTGAGAATCAAGCCACAATCAGGGCATTTAACATAATAAGCAAATTCAGCGTCAATATGGAATGATGCGCCGCATTTGCAGGTAACATCCATACAAGCAGTACTGCCTTTCCATTGAATCCATCCATGCGGTATACCTTGATCTTCGGGTCTAAATGTCCTGCGTTCTTCTGTGACATTTACAATATCTGGTTCAGGTTATGATACCTCATTCATTTCGCGTCCTTCCTATAGTAGAGTCTCATTATGGCGGAGCGAGTAGGATTTGAACCTACGGGGCGGTTAAGCCCTACAGTTTAGCAAACTGTTGCAATTACCTGACTCTGCCATCGCTCCATATCCCATCACTCCACATCCTTCCTGCAAACCATTGTTGGAGTCATTGCGATTACCAATAGCTTCTGCAATACATTTAGTTGGACTCTAACCTCTTCAATCATATCTTTATCCAACAGTGCTTTAACAAGATCAAACTGAGATTCGATGTTGTCAAACAACTCTGTGTAGTTCGTATTATGACCTATGGTAGCGGGTTGTTGAATCAACTCACAGTCAGTCGCTCTGATCTTCCTGTAAAAAAAGTAGTCATCACTGCAAACCCAAACCTCACCCGTTATACTTGGCTCTGAAGTCACGAGTGCTGTGTACGGTTTGCCCTTCACAAGAACCTTAATGCCCTTCTTGATAGGTGTATGTGTGGTTGGTTCATCTGGTATAAGTTTGCACTCAGTCGCTTTTGCTATATATCCATTGTTGAGATCATCCGCTATGAATATATATTCTTCTCGATTACCAGGCATTTCCCAATCATCGACAACCCTACCTGCGAAAGGCACTCGAATATTAGGATCAAGCGAAGAATCTAATACCTTATTCACAATTACCAAATCACCCTTTTTGAGCTTGGGTTTTGCAGTAGTTGTTATAAGTTCGCAATTAGATTCTTCTATGTATCTTAAATGTCCCTCATACTTATTGAATATTTCTATATGACCTAAACTGTCGGGAATTGGATTAACAACCATGTAGGGTAGGTATATCAATTCACCTTTCCTATTCTTGATAATAACCCGGTTGCCTATTATGAACTTTGGTTTTTCAGCAAGATGCAACCAACTCAGAGGTCTGACTATTGACGCATAATCAGGATGTGATAAAGTTGCTTCTGGTTCAGTGCCGATATTGTGAGGTTCTTCTATTGTCCAGACGATCTCACTTTCTTTTACTATTACATTGTCGCCCGCCTTGAACTTCGGCGTGAGTTTTGCTTCTATAGCCTCAATCCGCTTGGTTAATTTGTCTATTCTGTTCATTAATAATACCTTCCCGCGTGGTTGTCTCACCACATGTCCGCAGTAGATGGCCTATAATCACCATTGCGGATAGCCCTAACGGTTGCATTGGCAAAAAATTTACTCAACATTGAATTGCGTTCATACCTACCTGTTTGTGGTGAATACATTGGGTATTCGTTCGTCTCCATAGCCCTAATGATCCATCTCGGCGTTCCCTGCGGGAGAGGATAGTAGAGATCGGAATACATATTAAGTGTTTTACGCTTTTTCTTAGGCCACATTATTTATGTTCCTCACAATCTGCCCTCCTCACTCATTCCGCAATTGGAGTATATAAATATTTCGGCTCAGGTTCCACGATTTCATACTCCATCGGTATTGCAGCAAACCTGCCGCGAATACGGATCACGTGACCACCATGCCATTGATCGTCCGGTACGTCGACATGAGACCAGAATCGTTCACTTCGTGGATCGATGTATTGCGCTCTGAATATTCTTAACTCCCAAGGTATGCGGATGACGATCTTGCTTGTTGGATCATACAACATGCCACTGTATTTTAATAGAGTAGGATTCTTAGGGTAATACTCACACTCTAACTTTAACCAATGCGCAACTGTTGAAGGTTCATCAAGACATAACAAGTTGAGCAATTCATTGCATGATTGCGCTAACCTCTTTGCCGATGGTCTCTTGCTCCACGGCCACTTACCGGCATAGGTTTTGATCGGCTCGGCGATCTCCCAATTGTCAGTCTTGGCAGTCACCTTACCATACTTACCATACGGTGATACTAACGCAATCTCAACTCGCCCATGTTCTATCTTCGCATATTCGTGTTCAAACTCGGTTTTATATGCCTCGAAGTCGAGGTTATTCATTACGCCCACCAAAAGTTCCAATTATCAAAAATATCATTCAATGTCTTACAACCTATATAATCAATCATAATACGATCAAGGTCAAGGTGCATATATTCTGTGTCGGATACTCCGCGACTGGTCAGCGATATGATTTTCTCAATAGACGCAGTCATAGCAACTCTGTCACCTTTTTTGTTCGTGCCAGGTATGTATCTATGATTATTATAATCATCTTCATTGTTATTCATATTGCCACTCCTCCGGCCACCAATCGGGCGCGTCCTCATGCCACTCTTTTGACCAGCATTCGGGTATCGGCGAAGCGCCAATGCCTTCAACATCGAAGCCAGTCGTGGCTAGCTTTTGTATTTCAAACCAGGGTATATCTCTCCATTCGGATATACCATAAGACCACCTGACTGGTATTTGGTATTGACCAAGACTGTTATACGACTGCTGTAATGCCTCAACGGTCAATTCAGGCTTACTACATGCCTTCTCTGACAGTTCTTTTCTTGCCGAAGGCGGTATCCATAAACCCGAATGCTCTGCCTGTTCTGCGACTGCAATATAGAATAAGCCGCTCGGATGTGGTGTTATGTTGTAATTTATCATCCTAGTATCCCGTCACTTTGTCCTTTTTTCTCACCTTGCGCCGATAGTCGTCCTCATCACGGTTTCGTTGATGCTTCTTCGGTGTAAATAACGCGCCGACAACATACTCCAGCGCGTCCATCGGATGAGACCATGCGTTTTTTTCAGGGTCGTTACGGAATCGCTCAGTCTCACCTATCTGTTGAAACCTATACGCTCCCTGAAATCCCTCAATGAGCATGTGGCAGTTGGGCGATATTACTAAGCATGGACTACCACCTGACGCAGTGGTCAACGCATAAATAATCGCTGACCTTCGCTCAGTCCACGTTATTGTCCCCTTTCGCGGCTGTATACCCTCCTTTTGCATCAACTGAACACAACTCTTGCCATCAGTCTGTGATGCAGACCATCCAGCAGGGTCAGCAAAGTCTATGCACTCGAAGCCAGGATATTCTTGATTTGTCATCCGTATAACAGCAGGTGCAAATGTCTCAATGAAGCATCTGCGCTCGTCAGTCCTGCCATCCCAAGTTGCAAGCTCATTCAGCACTAATATACGCCCATTAGGGTCTAACTGCGCCCAAACACAGGCTGGAGTGTTTCCAAAGTCCCAGCCCCTTACAATTACCTTTCCAGGTATCGGGCGTAATATCTGTTTAGCAACGTGCCATTCCCTTACAAATTCATCGGCGAAGATAGGTAAACCACTGGCTATTGACCAGTTGATCTCCATTTCCCTTTCCCAGTCACGATCATTTGTGTAACCTGACTTAGCGGTAGCCTTCCATTCTTCGCTTCTTTTGGCTTCATCTGCGGTATAATGCACACGCACTACTCGAATACCTGTCTCAGTTAAGCGTTCTTCGATGCCCTGCATTATTATTCGCTCACTGCCTCTCTGAGCACATGCGTATTGCCAAGGCGAGGATAATATACCTCCTCCGCCTCACTACCAAGATCGGCAGTTGTCACAAGATCAATATGTCCGCCGCCATCAATACATGGTCGCATGGCTTTGTAAGACCGCCCCCACCACTGCCAGAAAGCTATTTCGTCACCAAACACATTGCTTGCTGTATATTGCCGTAACTGATCCGCACCTGATGCTATCGCCATCAAAAACGATCCTGTTTCGGGACAGGTCAATGTCTCGTAACCCATGCCGCGCTTTGAACCGTGTATCAGTTGAGGTTTGTTAGGCCATACATCCGCTGGTATCCTCTCATAGACACCCAATATGCGTTCTTCGCCTAGAAAATATGCGCTACCCTCTAGCTTTCTACTACCTACAAAATTAGCATGATTATATTGAGTGAGTGTATCGTATAAATAAAGCGATAATAACCACCAGGAGATCAACATTCTCCGGCTCTTTTCATACGCGTGAATGGGTGGTGTTAAATAATTCTCTCTACGTGTGCGAGTAAGGTATTCGAGATAAGTATATTGAGGGAATTGTCTGATCTCACCCTTTGCTTCATCCTTTGTATACACGGCGCGTGATAGGAAATCCCACTCATCCACGAATGGCGAATGGGTAGACGTTGACTGCCTAGTTAACTCGGCAAACCTGCGCAACGAGTCCTCGACGACAGGGACATTGTTGACTCTCATTATCCCTTAATCAATACTCTTGCAATACACATACCAACAGCAATACCTCCGCTTAGGTTACTAAGCATGAGTAGCCAAATTAAAAAACCCTTCACAAAAGACGACTTATTGGAGGATGCTATAAGCATCGTGCCACCAATACCAAGTGCTACCAGTAGCAAAGCAATACAAATCAGAACAATTAAAATGATTATCAGTCTCCAAGACCACATTATTTACCCTCCAGGGTATTTAAATAGCGGATACTCCACCCAGCCGGGTCTATCTCGACATCGGGTATCCTGACGGATAACTCGACAATCGAGCCTGGCTGCAAGAATGGCAATAAATCAGCGGGTATTGAAATACGGTTATTGCCACAATCAAGGTATTTTAATATAAGGCAGCCGTTAGATATACCCTCAACCTCTACCGTAAGACTACCTTTTATTGCTGCTTTCATTTCTTATCTGCTAATCGCCGTACGGCCCACGACCAACCGGAGGAGTTGCCTCAAATACCATTTGTTTAATCTGAGCTAATAATATATCGCGCGATGCGTCAATTATCTCAGCGGATTCGGGTTCACGTCCTTTGGCGACCAAATGCTCACCCATCCGACAATCAAGCATGAGTTTGTTGATCGATTACCGTATATCCGCCATCGTAACGGTCTTCTCCCTGGCTCTCATTTCCCTGCCAATCTCCCTTTACGCTTCGCCAGCGCCCTCTTCGTGCATCTTCGCAAAAACGGGCAGTCATGGAGCAGGCAGTAGGCGTAAGCCTTGCCGGATGGTATGTCACAATCCTTCTTGTCGCACCAGTAGGGCATAAGGCTACTTCTTCTCCAGCCTCTCCGCTATCGCCTCCTTTAGTCTATCTCTCAGCTTTGGATCGGCTATAACAGCATCAATCGCCGAGTTCTGCGCTGTCACTACCTTGCCCATCATTTCCTGCCAGGTCTCCGGCGAGTAGATCACCCGCTCACCAAACTGTATTTTACTATGTATCTCACACAGTTTGCCAATTTTAATGCCATGCTCCAACAGTGTGTCACATAGCTCAGCGGTCAATGCCTGCCCGACTATCTTTTGCCTGAAACGAGATGAGGCCACCCGCGCCACTGCTATATCACTTTTGAGCGAGAGTATATGCGGGTCTGTCTTAAAATACTCGTAGTCCGCTTTCCAGTCGTCAGGTACGTAGTTTGAATAGAGGCCGTGGACAATAGGGCGACCGTCTCCGCCGGAACCGTCAGCCCCGCCATGTTTCTGACATAAATCCTTGCCAGTAACAGCCCACGCATTGCATCGCTCACCTGTTCGCTTTGATTTTGCTCTACATTTTACGTTTGGTACTCTCATGAGGGTTATCTCAAAACTCAGTTTTTACGCTCACTGAATACCCCCTAGGGTATATTTTATACTACTACAGGGAGCAGGTTAAGTCATCTCTGGTAGTATATAGTAACACCCGAACTCCCCAATTACCAATGAGTGCGCCCTATTTTGTTGTTACCCTGTCTATTTACCGAGGGAGCCAGCATTGCACCGGCTCCCTCTTGCGAGGAAAGGAGAAGTGAACGGTCGACAGCTCGACATTCTCACCACTAAGCAGGTGACGCCGGAAATAAAATATTTTGCTCACCCAATTATATACGGAGCTTGAGCGTAAAGCCAATCATTTTACGCACGAATTGTGGTTTTGGGTATTGGCGGATTTGTCGGTAAATATAGACAATTCTGCGGATAAAATTGCAGAACAATCCAGCAAATAATTATTAAATAGGTGTTGACATAGGTTATTATTTAGGGTATTATACTATTGATGGAGGGCAGTTAGCTCTCCGCAATAACGAAACGGAGGAGATTGAAATGTTTGATTCAAAATCGATAGACAGCATAGAGGGTTGGAAGGAATTTATAGCTGAAAGGAAACCATATGCCGAGGTCAGTCGTCATCCGGTAGTTGAGTGGGGCGACTGCAAATACATACTGACAGGTAAAATTAAACTACAGCAGGGACTACAGCGACTAGAGGTTATAGATGTAACGAATCTATCAAACCTACTGCTCGTACATGAATGGCCTGGAATATCAGCCAGTATACCATGCGATCACGCAATTGTGATATGGCCGGATGAGGGCCATATATCCGTGATACTGAACGATGGTTCAAATCAGTGGGTGCATTTAGCTGATTTAGCTATACATGTAATACCTGGAACGGCTTCGGATGCAAAACAGGTTCAGGAGCAACAACTAGACGAGTTGGAAGCCAGCATCGACGCGGGCGGTCATTTGGATATTTGAGAGGAGGAGAATTGAAATGTATCGAATTAAACACGGCGGTTGCGGTGGAGCCTGGGGACCCGATGGCCACCCCATTGACTGTAAAACGCTAGGGGAGGCATTGAAATTAGTATATCAGCGATTCGAGGATGAGGAGATCAATCATCCATACGCCCCAATAGTTTCAACAGCAGAATTAGCGATAACGCGTTGCGCTGATGGTAAATTGGTATTTCACGTGATCGAATATACCTGCGATGATACCGGTCTTGGCCCAGATGAGATTGATTTTGAATATGAGCATGTCACCGCACGGAGACGGTGTTTTACAGAGATTTATGACTATACGGATTACCAGCAGCTACACGAAACGAAAACATTTATGCGTGGTCGCAAGGGAAATCCAGAAAAGGAGAATTATTAAAATGAAACGATGGATCGTACACGATTCAAAAACGCTGGTTACGGTAGCTTGTGAAACACTTAAAGAGGCACGAGTTATCTGTCGAGAATTCAACAAACACCGACATCCTAATGACCGCGCCGGTGAAACTCTTGCCATCATTGAACCAATTGATGGTTATCTTTATTCTCTCATGCGCAATGTTGATCTCATCAGCATTCCAGAGCACCTCCCGAAAACTTATAATGGACTAGAAGTCTGGCCGGGTGGAGAAACGGTAGTTGAATGCCATGCCTAAACATTTTCCGAGACCTGGCGAGCTATCGACGGGCGAGTTGGCGGAATATCTCAACATCAATCGTCGCACTCTCATATCGAGACTCAGAGCTAAAATAATCCCTGAGCCTCGACGCAGAGGCAATAAACGAATTTGGACACAGAAAGAAGCAGAAGAATTAAAAACCCGCCCGGAAGGGCAGCCGTGAGGAGAGGAGGATTGAAATGAGCACACAAACAATGACAGTTGAAGAGTTACAGTCCCGATATTGTCAAATACAGCAATGGTTAGAGGAAATGCCACTCGGTGAATACGAGGGTGAACGTGGCGAACGCTTCAAGGCTGAACAGGAGCGAATATATAACGAACTCAACCGGCGCGGTGCCACCTGTTAATACTGAACCATTACCACAATCCCACCGTCATCGCTCCAGCGGTGGGATTCTCTTTGTCCTCTTTACCTGACCATCCTCGATGTAAAACATGGTATCCGATACGGTCTTACGCTTATGCGTTATATAATGCTTGCGTACCAGTTTACAGCGACTCTCCCTCCAGAATAGCCACTCTATACTTTGACTATGGTTTGCAGCCTCACCATCCAGCGAATTGATGACGGGCGTGACTCGTGATATTATCGTCTTGATCATGCGATTGACGTTGTTTGGGTGGATATTAATAACTCGCGCCGCGACTGACGGCCTGATTTTAGCAATGCCATTCCGCCGCGCATTGACGATCAGCCTGAACATATCCCGTTGCGGCCTTGTGAGTCGCGCCATCCGCATAATAGAGGCTATTGTGATATTGCCATGGCGGTGACATACGCTGTAGTTGTCGGTGGCGCTGAACTGGTCGAGGTCGATCCCAGTCCGTTCAACCGCCATTTTCCGTACAAGCTCCGCCTCCGGGTAAACTCCAGGCGTTCCCGCTAATAACGCATCCGCCTGCTGCTCTAAAAATGATTCCCTATTAACCGCCATTTGCACCCTCCACCGTTGATTTTCACTCGTTCGCTTGCTATAATATGGTTAGGTTTTTAATGGTTTGGTGCTTGATGGCGACTCTGGATCACGGAGTCGCTTTTTCTTTTCTATCCATACGCCCATATACCAACTATAAGGCTGATGGAGGCGATAACTATAAAAATTATCATTAATGTAAGCCAGATTTTCTCGTCAGTTCTAGCTTCTATCATTACGCCGACAAAACTTACTATCATAAGAACAATAGAAGTTATAAAGATTTTTGCTAATATTTCACTCAACTCTGGATACCTCCTTGTGATGCTTGGCTCGGTTCGGCGACGGATCGGGCCTATTTTTATTAAATATCCCCTTGAAAATCCTCATAGCAATCCGCACATATCAAATGTAACCGATCATCATCATTGATTTCATTGCTATATGGATTTGGAGATAAGTTTTGTTTCTCAAGAGGAATATGCTTTCCACAACTACAGCAATTCCCCCGCTTTGCGCCTTCGCAGGTTGGACATTTAAGATTTTTCGGTTTTCTGGACATCTAATAATCACTCCTAGCTAATCTTTTGACCTACCAGGGAGCGGCTTGATAACTGATTTTTAGCTTGCTTAGCACCGCCCCCTGGCTTTATTCAGTTTTCATCACTACGGTTTATTCGTTACAGGCTATGGACGCGTTCGCCCACATGGAAACTTCCTGCAACTTCGTGAGTGCCAGCGACTTCTCACGGCTTTCGGGACAATGGCCATTTATGAGCTTTGCTAACTCTTTTGCCTTATCCCTGATTTCCGTGTATCGCTGCGGCTGATCATCCTTCGGCGGATGATCAGTGAAACGTTTTTCGATGTCTGATACGTCTGGCAAGGTATCACCTCCTTTCGTAATTCATTTCGGCTTTTACTACATCGCGATATGGCTTCATGTGGTCGAGCTGCATCTCGCCGTTCTCGTCGAATTCGCCGTACCTACTCCATTTTTTCTTCTTGGCGTATTCATCGAGCGCGGCCTGGGCCTCAATCCTGGTATCGCGCAGTGGCAGTGATTTGATGCGATGCTGGCCACCGAAAAGCGATTTATAGACAGTCATCCATCCACCGTCTTCGCCGCCGATCCCTGAGATACGAAGATAATCTCAATCCGGCTGTCGGCGGTATCGCGTTTATAGATCGTCCGAGTCAGTTCTCCCCAAGGCCACAGTTCCTCCGGGTGAGCAAGCATATCTTGCCACGAAGTATTATGAAAATTTTTTATAGTGAGACAACCATTGGCATTATGATTATCCACAATACGGGCCTTATACGGCCTGGATTTGCCATCATCATATTTGGTGATCGCGCCCTTCTTCAACCATTCCGGCGAATCCGGTAAATGTGCCGGATAGTCATCCCGTCGCTTTTCCTTGTCGTCCATCCTATCCCCCAAATGCAAAACACCCGACTCAGGAACCGCGTTCTTGTCTAGGGAACGTAGCCCGAATCGGGTGCAGATTTATTTTACCACAATATGAAGCGGTCTTACCACGTTCCCTAGACGATATTATTTTATCATATCGGCGGCTATAAGTCAATATCCCCCGGCTTCAAAAACGCCCTCAGATCGGCCTTCAACATAAATGGCACACCGAGCTTTGTTGCAAGCGTCGACGCTTCGATTGCGAACTTACGCCAGTCAATTGTTTTAGCGAGTGGATGATAATTTAACTTGCCGATCTTGAAGATGTTGGCATACGGAGCCATGCGTTCCATGAAACTGAGAGTCTCATCAGGATCAATAACAGGCTCGAAGCTAATCCAGGTTTTAATACCTCGAACATGTGCTTTGACAATGGCATCGATCCGTTGATATGGCGTCGAAGCATAGGGTTCCCATTGCTTTTTTAAGGTTGTTAGCGTTACTCCGAATTCATCATTTGGATCGAGTAGATCAAAGTCAAACCGTGCATCGCCACCGTTCTTAGTAAGAATCCTGACGTTATTCTCGCTGGATTTTATAAGAGTGATTGCATCCCTTGTAAGCACATTGTTATAACCTAGCGGGTAAGGATCACACGAAAAACAGAGAAATATAGGCTCATCAAGTTTACCAAGTCTATCAAGATCGGCCTTTAGTCGCTCCAATATATTGGGCTGCGGTGTGCAGGATGAATGAAATTTCTCACGGTCTATATGCTTTATATCCGGCACATAGCAGTATTTACAACCATGAGGACATCCGTTATAAAGATTCAACGCATAACCGTGATTAGCATATTCTCCAGCTCTACCAGATGGTGTATATAAGATCGGCTTCAATTTAACTGACATGACATACCTCCGTCGCCTGGACATCATCCTCGAACGTCTTCCATCCGTGCTTATCGGCGTGGAGCTGCACAATCTCTTCAGCCTCAAGGCGGGTCGCGCAATTTGTCAGGTCAGGTTCGGTTAGAATCCCCTTGTATCCCGGCGAGTAGAGGAACGGAAAGAAACATTTACGCATTCCACCCGACTTTATCGCGAGGCTCATCGTGATGGTGATTTTGCTGCCATCTTCATCGAACCAGTATTTTTTACTCATATCAACCTCATTTGATCTGATGTATTTTTATTTTGCCGAGATAATCTTTTCCTCAGTGCGGAAGTTTCGGCTTTATGGCAATCCCTGCATAGCGTTTCGTATCCATCCAGGCCGCATTCGCCGCCGCCCTCTGCAACCGCCACTTTATGATGAGCCTCCCAGGTTGGGCGTTCTCGATTCCTTCTGAGGAAATACTGAAAACAGTCTCGGCACAATCTCTCTAACATTCGGAACGCAACATAAGCATCATGAAAGCTTGTGACTATTCGGCATTGCTGCCCACAACGACTACATAGGGCTTTATCGCGTTTTTGTACCTCTTCCCGTACATAACCGGGATCAGTTCGGCAACGCCACTCATGGACACATTCAGCACTACAATAGGTTCGGCGACCAACGGGCACTTCCTTCAAGCACCAACGGCACAAGTTGCGACCATTCGGTCCCTTATGGAGCTTCGTTTCGGGCAGGTACGCTCCCGGCATTCGCCTCCGTTTACTCATCTCCAATCATCCTGATATCCGGTTCGTCGACAATCATCTTTAGCGGCAGTCCATCGACCATGACCCCAACGAGATACCAGTTCCCGCCGTCATCCTCAAAAGCGATCTCGATCTTACCGGGTCCCTTATCCGTCATGACCGGCTGCCCGGCTCGATATTGGCAGGGAATTGATATTGACTGCCTCTCGATTGCATGGGCGACTGTTAATATGGCTTTATCAACGCAAGCGCTACACAGGCCCCGGGCGATCCAAAAACATCCTTCCTGGCAGGCGCGGTCATCAGTGCAGCCACACACGACGCAGGTATTGTCATCGTCACGTTCCCCGGTAACTGCCTCGAGTACTTTTAAGACCTCTTGGAAGCCATAAGATTCGATTGTCATTATCCCTTTCCTTTCGTTGCAAGCTCCACTGAGCGCGGGCATTCGTTGCTATCCATCGTCATCTGACCAAAAAGGCGTCTATCAACCGCCATACGGCAATATTCCGCGCTTATCTCAATGCCGATAGCGCGACGGCCAAGACTCTTGGCCGCAAGTAAGCTCGTGCAACTGCCCGCGAACGGGTCGAGGATCGTATCGCCCTCATTGCTCCACGACCGTATAAGGTCTTTAGCCAACCATAGTGGCATCATTGCGGGATGCCAGAGCTTTTTACAAACAACTTCTTGACCTGCCGTTTTGCCTCTCCATACATTGCCGCGCATACCGAGTTTTTTGGTCATATAGGTGTGCCTGGTAGACTTCGCACCATCGCGTTTCATATAGGTGTTTTGCCCTAATGCGCCAATTTTCCCGGCTTGAGCATTCGGCTTGTCCATTATTGGATTGAAGCATCTTGGCTTGCCTTTGGATAAAATAAAGACGTATTCAAATAATTGATGGTAGCGAGTGAATTCCGGGTTTGCATGGTTTAGCTTATGCCATATCATCGTGTCGTGAATACTGAAACCGCATTACTCGCGGAAGAATATCTTTTGCTTGCAGGATGTTAGCGTTTCGGACCCGTTTACTACCGAATCATTGACATTCCAACAGAGGACGCCGCCCGGTACGAGGACACGGTAGAGTTCCTTCGCCGTCGCCTCGAAGTCCCAGGTGAAGCCGTTGTAAACGCGAAGATTGTCATAAGGCGGACTCGTACAAACCATGTGGACGGATTCCGAAGGTATCTGTCTCAATAACTCTAACGCATCACCTTGATATAATTCCACGAGGTTATCAGTGTAAAATGGTGTCATCTGTCCCTCTCGCCCACGCTTGAAATGGCATGGTTTTTGGCGCGAGCAGCCGCCGTGCATAGTCTCCATCGCTTCTTTAAGATAGCGTTCATGGCATTATCATAATATTGCCTGCGCTCCTGAGCGGCAATATAAAGCTGTGTGAGTGCATCAATTGGAGTATCGCCAATACGCTCTATATCTTTTCCTAAGTCCTTCTCCCATATAGTAGCCGCATAATTACCGTTGGCATGTTTTCCGCGTTTGTCGTAATCATAGTCCTTCCGTGTAGTGATCTTCATTAGACTTCGCCCTCTCCGCCGTTCGCAGCCGGTCTATTCTCTGTAATAACTCCCCTATTGCCGCATAGTGGACATATATAATCTTGTGTGCCAACCAGACTCAACCCATATTCTCTATTGAGCCTCTCAATCCATCCGCAGTTGCAACACTCGCAAGTAAGTTTAGTAGCAGCCTCTGTTGTTATTCTCCTCCGATCTTGCAACCAGATATAAATCAAGACAACGGTTGGAATAAAAAACACTATGGTTACACCAAACAATATGTTGCCTATTAAATCCATTACATCTGCCCCCGCTTCGCCGCCGCGTCCATCATCATTTCTGGGATTGTTCGGTTATCCGGCTTATGCCTCAATATCTCAACGATGTTGTCATAGTCGGACGGCTTAAATACATAGACTTCTGCATCAGTAAGCCTGAACACATTGAGCCATATAAGTTGCTCCGGTGTGAGTTTGCCAGCCTCACTTTTTAATTCAGCTGCTATGATTCGACTGCCTTTGACGAGGATGTTATCTGGAAACCCGACGCCATCACCCTGCACGGCGGTTGACCACTTACCGCGCCTATTTATCGACGGCCTGAAGTGCGCTACCCTCCAACCCAATTGACGAGCTAGATCAATAAATTGCGCTTGGAACGCATTCTCAGATATTTTGGGCCGGTCGCTACGCTTGCTCAACATTGTTTTCTCCATCCTTCGCGTTCTGCTATCCTGCGGAGACCACATAGTGCCAGTTCGTGCGCGTACGTCATTTGTGTTTTCACTTGGTTACCTCCGGTATAACATCACGCAATTCAGGAAATGCTTCATAAACAGCTTCCAATGCTTTGTCGCTATCTACAGCTTCACAGCTCCACTCGCATTTATCAACACAACCTTCACCGACCTCACAATAGCCACAGAAAATATCTACACATTCATAACCACTAACTGCAGGAAATGGGCATTGATAATGTCCGCAACTACCTGTACGCTCTCGCTTAGCACATGCCATGATTTACTACCTCCGCCTTCTCCACCTTATCAGGGCATTGTGCTCCGATATTATCAAGCTGATCCCTACGGCGTTCCCAATCAGGCATATAGGTGAGCATGAACGCATTGAATAATTTATTATGCGGATGTATGGATCGCACAAGTTCATAGACAATCACAAATTCGCATAATTTTCGCGGAGTATTCAATAGATCAATATTTAGTTTTAATCCACGACTGGATATTGATGCCCACTTGCCAAGCATCGGGACTATTGATATTGGATTTACCTTTACACCGATTTTCGCCGCCCAATGTCGGGCGAGCCATTCCAATTTATCTTTTTTCACTTGGATACCTCCGCCTTCGCCACCCACGGGAGCGAGTCGTGCAGTACTCCATCGAGAAGAGGCATGCGAACCAGCTTGCCGCCTTGAATTCCCTGTTTGTAGAAGAAGTCGCAGCCTGCCGCGTGACATTCATCACGCAATCGACGCGCCCAGTCCTCATTGAACGGTCGGCGTTTCTTGCCACTTTCACAGCCACAAATGATTCCGTCGAGTGATTCGCCGCGGCTAACATATTGCGAAAAACCATATAATGCATTAACCCATCCTGTGCTTGTTTCCAACCTCATCAAATTCACGGCCTCCAGCATCGGTTCAATACTCACGATCCTGCAGGCAGCCGGTATCTGGAGTAGATATTTTATGTTCTCGTCTGCTTCGGGCTGTGTGGATACCGAGGTTCCGAGGATGAGGTTCGGGAGTGGCCATACCTCCCGAAGTCCGAATGCCATATCACCCTGCCATTCAATTTCAGATTCAGGCGTATGCTCAATCATCATTTTATTTCGTTCGGATGGATTTATCCCTTCACTCCAAACATGGTCATCAGCTTCTTGGTAGACCATTCCCATACGTTCAGTATCCGAGAGGTATTCTTGCATACGCGCAACTCTTTTAGTAAGAACTATGAACGTATGTCTCTGGCAAAGTAAAACGCGAGCTAGAACTTCATCAATATACTCATCCGGCACGTCAGGATGAAACAGATCACTGACCGAATTAATGAAGTATGTCGTCGGCTTTCTGCGCCGAAGCGGTATCTCCAGCCGCTCAGGAAAAAACTGAATTGTCGAGAACGGCCTGGCATACTGCGGGCAGTTCTGGAGCTTACCCGCGAGATACGCTTTATGGCGCTTTTCATGCAAATCTTCACTCCAACAGTTTCTACAACCTGAAGCTATCGGTGTGCATCCGACATTAACGTTCAGCGTTTCGCCTTGCGATCCATCAGTGTTCTTAACCCACGGGATTTTCGTCTTACCCATCTTGCTTCTCCTCCTCAATCCTCACCGACCTCACGCCGCCTGCGTTTAACGCCTCGCGTAGCAGGTCTATCGCGTCGTTATTGACTCGATCAAATCCCTCAATATTTACTTGGATAAAATCTCCACTTTTACGTATTATTTTGCAGACGTAGTTTCCTTTTTCGGGCGTGCCGGTTCCGTCATTCCATAAGGTGATTCGTCCAGCCAACCGGCCTTCTGCGTCCGTTAGTGTCACATAGATCATATTTGCTCAATTCCTTTCTATCCGCCTGCTCATTTTCTCGTAATGAACCACTATCATTAAAGCCAAATACTCTCGCTTGGGTCACATTTATTTAGATTTGTGCCAAACGATATTGAAATCCACTTTGGTATGGATTCATTGAAAAAACTCTTTAGGTCTGATATTGTAAATCCAATAACACCTGTTTTTGGCTCGGCGGCGCAATCCAATCCGGCGCGAATACAACAAGCCAACTGAGTCCAAAATTTACCTTCTTCGTAACGATCGCAGTCCTCATCGTAATGATTGTATTTCTCGAAGGATTCTTTGAAGATGTCACAACACAAATTAGCACTATACCTATCATCCTTATGAATCTTGCGGCTTACATCCCAAGAAACGTAATATTTCCAACTACCGTCATCATGCCAACCGAACCAATTATTGACCTCTGCCAGCAATCTTTGCCTACGCCTCTCGGTGGCATTCGGATAATTCTTTGCCATGCCGGTAGCAAACTCTTTCCATCGCTTGTATTGCAATTTATTCATATCTCAATCCTTTCATTCACGCTGCCTGCTCTTTCCTGCTATCCAAACCCTTCTGCCGTTCCCTCCGACAGTCCGCTATTGCTGTAATAGCGGCGTTAATCTCATCCTTGTCGTCAGTCTCGAATGTTATCAACCCAAACTGCGTATGGATAACCAGCTTGAGTGTGCTATTTTCGCCAATAGGCGGTTCGCTTGTCTTCTGCATCCGATTGATCCTCCTCGTGTCTGGTTTCAATATCGTAAAATGTTATCCGCTTGCCCTCCCACTTAACATCTACATCGCTTGTCGTACCGTCTTTGTATTTGGCGATTATAATAGAAGCATCCCTTGGACTGCCTTCGTCTATTTCAGGCTTAGGATTGTGCAGTAGGATGACACAATACGCAACAGCTTCAATCTCACCTGATTCGCGTAAATCATCCTTGGATGGTTTAGACATTCTTCGCGCTTCGGGTAGTCGCTTTAACTGACTTGCGGCAATAACTGGAATATCCAACTGCATTGACAAATCATGCAGTGAACGCGCTATATAGGTCACTTCCTGTTCCCGCGAGCCGAAATTGCCTCTTGTCGTGATGAGTTGTAAGTAATCCACCATTACCGCGCCGATCCCATATTGGAGTTTAGCGCGGTTACTCATAGCGATGATTCGGCTTATATCGCATCCTTTATCGTAAATATAGAATGGCATGTTATAAATCGTGTTTACGGTGTCGGTAACAATATTGATTTCTTCTTCGTCGAGAAATCCGCGCCGCATCTGATAATTACTTACACCCGTTCCCGCCGTGATAAGCCTCCTTACGAGTTGCTTTGCGGTAGTTTCAAGGCTGAAGAATGCAATAGGGACATTATTATTACGCGCTATCTGAAGCATCAACGCGGTTTTACCGGCGCTTGGCCTTGCCGCGATGACATTCAAGCCGACCTGTAAGCCTGTGGTGATAGAATCAACCGACCTGATACCGGTCATTAGTCCAAGTGGTAAACTCTCACCACTGACGGCTTTATCTATGTCTTCATGTACCTCCGTGACGACCTCAGCCACTTTTACGAGTCCGCTACGCGCTGTTTTGTTATTGAGTGACAGTAGTTTTGTTATCGCCATTTCCCTCGATTCGGCGGCGGTCGTGTTGGTCAAGAAACAATCGGCATGTATTTCACGACCGAGCTTGGCAAGTTCCCTCAGTTCAGACTTGTCCTTAACGATCTCAGCATAATATTCCGCCCTTGATGAAGAAGGAAGCTGATATATTATCGCCATGAGATATTCTTGTCCGCCGCATTCATCGAGGATGCCGCGCTTTCTCAACTCCTCCTGAACCATAATTGTGTCGGCGGGCTTTTTCTCTTGAAATAGCGCCCAAATAGCCTCGTATATTTCTCCATGAGCTGGCCTGTAAAAATCATTCTTTCCGATCATTGAAGCAACTACGGGTATGGCTTTCGTATCAAGCATCATTGCACTAAGCACGCATTGCTCCGCGTCAATGTTGTTCGGAGGTTCATAACCCATAGAGGCTATTTCATTCGGTGTCGCGTTTTTCTTGCTGCTCAAGACGTTTAGCCTCCAATCTCGCAAGATGCTTTCGTTCTAACTCTAAATTAGCTTCAACTAACTTCATGCCTGGTGACGGTTTGCGCGGCTTGTATGTGCCATCGGCGGTATAATCATTGAGTTCGGATTGTTTATGCGCCTCAATAATCCCTGGCAGAATGTCCTTTGCTATATAACTCCAACGGTCTTTACCTTGTAATCCTCCTTCGCGGATGGCCTCGATGGTTATCTCATTGCCGTGAAGTTTCATACATGTGGATATACCTTGGGTGTCGGCTCCCGTCGGGTGTATGTTTATAAGTTGTATAAAACAAGAGTGGGGGTTGTTGTCCGGGTCTCCTGGTACGCTAGCATCGAAAGCAATTGCGGCACTTCTACTACTTCTATTCTGTTCTATTCTATTCTTTTCTATTACAGACGAACGGTCGTCGATCATTCGTCGATCATTCGTCGAACGTTCGACGATTACCGAATTCTCATCGTATTTAGGTAACTTTGAAGCTTGGGGACGGTCTATTTTTTGATAAGTGTGCCAGTTTCGTAATTCTACTATTCGACGATCATTCGACGAATAGTAGACGAATGATCGGATACCATTCGCACACTCCAAAAGATAATTCTCGACATCCTCAATTGTTACTGAATCCTTAAAACCAAATGCAATTCCCTTAATTCTCCGAGGGGATGCTTCTAAGCGTCCCTCATCATCCGCATTTGAAAAGCAGGCAACAAAAACTCTAAATGCTCCATCTGAAAGCGATCCCACATCCTCATCATCCCATATCGAAGGATCAATCATTCTTTTCCTAGCCATCCCTTAACCCCCACACCCGTACAATAAATAAAGGCGAGTCTGCAATGAGCCGCCCTAATACGCGAATAGAAGGAGGTTCTGCAAACTCGCCATTGAATGCCACTACTATCTCAGGTGTAATGGCATGACTAATATTAAATTTTACATTAAAAAAGCGGCTCATCCTTAAACCGTCCTTCTATTCGCTACATATATTTTAGCGCATCCCGCGCTCAACTGTCAAGCATTTCCTGACCGCTCCCGCCGCCCGTCAACAATCAATACTAAGTGCTATTTGTCCATGCTGCTCAAGTTCTACAAACTCACAATTGTAGGTGCATCCCTTACCGATACCAAGGCTTTCAGCTATTAACGGCTCCACTCCCATATCCCTCTCGAAAGAGACAAATGCGCATGAATATTTTCCGTCACCTTCCTGATACAGCGCAGGGCAAGGTGTTTTATCTGAGAGCAATGCCATTCTCCCTATAAAACAGACTTCTTCGCGGCAACATTTACCACAACGCGTACAATCACTCATTTTCCACACCCACACCCACAGCCTCAACCTTAGTGCCAAAAAAAATTAAGCCGTACCGTTCTTGGCTCTCTTCGCTTCGCCGCCCTTACGTCCGGCTGCCTTGGCTTCCTCACTGTCCCACTCATGGGCCGTTCCCTTCTCATGCGCGGATCGACCGCCCTTACGCGCTATCTCGCGCTGCTTATCCGCGTCCATTGAGGCAAAGCCTCTTTCCTTAATGCTCACTTTTTCACACCACCTTCCATTAATCTATTGCCTGCTTCCATTATCAAGCGTTCTCCCACACGGTATTCGCTCGATACGAGAACGTCACGTATTTCTTCGTTTGAGAGATTGCTATATATCTCATTCACAACCCTATCTTTACACTCTTCGATACACTTCACGAGATCATCTTTCGTCTGTATGGCAAAACCAATCTCTGTGCCATCTATAACGATTCGCATTCTATTTCACACCACCTTTCTTCGCCGCTTCATCAGCCAGTCTTTCAAGTTTGGCGCAAATAGACTGCGGGCAAGACCCAGCAAAAAGATATTCACAGTGACCTTTGTCATCGCTGCAAATACAATGCTTACAAGGTATGAATACCGAACGATCAAGTAGGAGTGACAACATCCTCTCAAGTTTTGCTTTTGTATATTTCATACCTTTCCTCTCGGCCTACACGTCGGTATCCCTGCACCTCTCGGCGCAATAGTTATCGGCTTGCCGCGCTTTTTGCCATTGTGGCGATGCTTGTCGGCCTCTATCTCATCCGCCCTGACCATTGCGGCAACTACAGTCGTATGGTCGCTGCACGAGCACCGATGGCATATCCAGGTCGCAGCATCCCGCAGGTGCGCCGGTACATTCTGGATGGTGTTTTCACAAGTTTTACATCTCATATTTCCACTCCTTATTCAGCGTATAATAACGCTCTCTGAAATGCGGGTGCTTCACGATCTCGCTTACGAGAATTACATGACTTACAAGCGGGCACTACATTCTCCTTGGTATGCCCTCCACCTTTCGAGATTGGTATGACATGATCCATCGTCAGGTTCTTCAGCTTCTTGCCGCAGTAGACACACTTGTGCTTATAAGTATCTTTTATGATTTGCCATTCTTTGACAGTAAGAGTATTTTCTACTTCTGTGAACCTGGCCCGCCTGCGATGATTGTTTGCTCGGCATATATCAGCGTTTGCCTTTTGCCAATTGCGATAATTATTAGGATGCGACTCATGATAACGCCTCGTATATTCTTTAATTCGCTCTGGATGTGCCTTGCGCCAGAGCTTATTTTGTTCTGGGTGTGCCTTCCGGTAACATTTCGATTCTTCGCAATGTTTTTTATTATATTGTTCGGAATGTAACTTGCGCCAACGTTTTCGCGATTCATTTATGCGTTCACGATTTGCCTCGCGATAACACCTCTGGCGTTCTTTGATGCAATCTAGATGTGCTTCCCGACAACGTTTTGAATATTCCCGCATTTCTTGTAAGTGAGTATCTCGGTAAACCCTCAACCTCTCTTTTATTTTATCGGGATTATTATCTCTATATTTCTTTTGATATTTCCTTATCTTTTCACGATTGTTGTCTCTCCACTGTTTATCATGTTCGCGGCGTTTTTTCCTTGTCCTTATATGGCATAACATCTACCTCTGTACATAAAACGGCGGGCCTGCACTGAGCCGCGCCTTATTTGCGAAAACAAGAACAGCCGTACAAGCCCGCCATTTATGTCCATGACCGTTTTAGTGGTATGGACAGCCGTTATAAGACTACCTAATAAAAAAGCGCCGCTCATTTAACTGTTCTTGTTTTCGCTAGTTCCATTATACCAGGTGGAATGTATGATTGTCAATTTTTTGTTAAGTTGGGAGGCCAGTCGCCCAACCAGCCTCCCGTTTTGCCACCCTGAGCCGTCAGCGGGTTTATTTATTGGGCGGCAAAGTCTATCGAACCGTCCTTAGGAATGGAGCCAGCCTGGATGCTCCCTGCTTTATCAATTCCCGCCCACGCTCACCTATCTCTTCTAGGGCAAGTCCGCCCACTGAAAATTCTTTATCACAACGCATTTCCCTGCTCAATTGATGAAGGAATTCGCCCGATATAATCTCAAGCATACCTAGATTGAGAGCCGCCTGTAGATTCAGATTCCCTGTATCCGATAGATAAGCATCGGCAAGTGTATATTCCAACGCTGGCAACATCTCGGCTATAAGATTACCGATTGATGTATCATAAATCGTGTCAGCGGGCAGAATCATACATTTACGCTTCACTTCTGATATTGTAATCGTCATTCTCCAACTACTCCCTTCTGTCCCATCTGCTATCTTGCTAGTTAAACCGGTTGCAATTCGCCAACCTGAATTTTTGGAGGGCAAAGGCACTAACTATGCACCCTACGCTTGTGACTCGCCTGCCATGTCCTACCAGAACCGTCCCCACCTGACCAAGACCCGCCCCATACCGACCCGCCTAGCCTGCCAAACCATGCCTCTTACGGCCACCCTGACCATGCCGGAACCCGCCCCGCCTGCCTTGCCAGAACCATCCAAGCACACCACAACCCAACTCGCCATGCCTGCCATAACTTACCTGGACTAGACCCACCGTACTACCCTCGCCTCGCCTGCCTTACCGTACCCCTCCGAACCAGGACATAACGCGCCATGCCTGCCATACACACTTCGTCAGAGTTTCTTCCACTTGGCAACAGAGTTCATACCAAATGACCCATCCTTCTGCGGTCGCCATTCTCCAATTCCAACAGCAAATCCCGCCGTGTTGAACAGGTTCACAATCTGCTCAGGCGAGATAACGTTTTTATTGTAACGAATTATGAATGTAGCACTCCACTCACGGAACTCTCCACGATACCGGATGTCAGCCGTACCCATGCCTATTCGCACCATATCTTCGCGCATTGAAGGTTCGCCGTCTATCTTGACCATATCGCCGATAATGTGAAATGCTCCACGAGCTGTGACCTTTGTCACGCCGTCAATGTGACTGCAAGCATCAACAGCAGCGGCCTTAAACGCGACAGCAGGGAAACCGTAACCACCATCAGGGAGTTTATAAAGCGAGTCTTCATAGTCCTGTCGAGGGTCTTTCGCTTCCTTTGCCTGCTGTGGCTGTTTCATTTGCTTGGCGAGCATTTCCTTCTTTGCCTTTTCGCTCCATTTATGACAGATAAGCGGTGAGTCTCCTGTAAGCGTTAGTTCCATTGTCTCAATGGACAACTGCGGTAGAATTATCGTCATTTCTTCCGTTTTCTTTGTTCTCATTATTTCTTTTTCCTTTCCTCAATCTCAATAGGCCGAACGCTAAAATACTCTTTGCGGTTATATTTCTTGTGAAGTGCCACAAATGCCGCACTCGGCCCGGCGCAATCGACTTCAAGCGACAAGTCGGGTTCATCGCCGGACTTCGGTGGACTGCTATACGCGGTTATTCGGTAGAGCATGGCAATTCCTCGATCCTGCCCTTGACTCTCCAGTTTTTCAGCAAACGGACGATGAACAAAGCCCACTCCCGCTGTTCAGCGGCGGACAGCAGCTTCTTCCCGCGCTTTGTCGGACTTAGCAAGTAATACTCGCCGGTGCCTAGCTTCTGTGCCGCCATCAACCGCGCGTCCTCAAGTGGCGCTGAACCGTACCAACAAACACGGTAAGCTGGTTTGGGTTCTTCAGCCTTAACTTCTACCGCCTGTTCAGGTTCAATAGTTTTCGTGTTCATGGCTCCTCGACTTCCTCCGGTACGAGTTTTTCAAGTTCGGCACGCACCGATTTGGTACAACTCATATCATCAGGATATTTACAATAGCCATCCACGATACAAATGCATTTACTACAGATGCTTGTCGATAGGTTAAGGTTAATCATACTGGTTAGCATGTTCTCCTGCGATTCGCCTTCCAGTGACTTCTCAAGTAGTATCCGCATCATCTTCTCAATGCGCTCTTTACTCAACATAGGCTTCCTCCGTTTCCTCCAATTTCTGCCTGCCTCAGTCGTTTGATATAATCCACTGGTTTGTTTTTACGCTGAGGCAGGCAGGGTGTGTTATCTATCCGCTCCTGGTTCTCTCTCAATTTCCTGCCATTCCTCGTCATCCACCCGCCGCCCAGGTTTCGTCATGCCGTTCTCTTCGGCCTCATCCAGGTCAACGTCGTTGACGCCACTTATTGAGTCGAGATATTGCTGGTGGATACGGTCAAGTAATTCGCGTGTGCGGTCGTCAGTGTTATTCGACATCCGATTCTCCTACAACATCAGGCCGCTTACCCTCTTTGAAGGCTACGCAATGGTCATAGCAGTATGCTTTACCAACACAGTCCTTGCGCGAGAAATTGACAACATCCTCAGTTGTGTAGACCTTACCAGTCTTTGATTTGTAACCGCGTATTTGCTTGTCGCAACCAGGCCACTCACAAGTGACATCAGGTTCGGTTGACTGCTGTTCTGGTTTGGCTCCCGATTGTGGCGGTCGCTGTTTGGGTGTAGAGGGCGGTTTACCAGACAAAAATGCTTCGAGTGCTGTATACGCTTCGTTCTTATCGGCAATTGAGAAGTAGTCTTGTCCGTTGCGGGTCACTTTCTTGGACTTCACCCATATTTGAGGAATAGCATATAAGTACCGTCCGATACCAAAATGCACTCCCGCCCGCTTGAGTCCATCACTAACAGCAGACTTTATGGCTTCATCTTCTTTGGCTGCTTCGCCTGCGTCGGACTTTGTTTTGCTGAGAACAGTGAGTATGCTTTTAACCGCAACCATCTTATCATCTGCAACGACTACACTCCAGTCATAACTCCAGTTCTCATTGCCGACTACTTCATCGAGCCGATTCATTGCTGCCCGTGCATCTATGAAGGGCAATGCCATTACTTGTTCGCCCTTACCCTTCACCAAGAAGTCTATTGCATTACGGTTGAACGGCGCACTCAACGCTTCGTGTATCTTATCCCAGTCCAAAGGCGACTGCCGACCTAAACATTCTTTGTTCATTTCGCTACTCCTTTGTATCAACCGCCGCGAGTCGATCAATCCAACTGCGGACTAATGTTATATGCTTGCAGACACGGTGCTTGCCGCGTGTTTTGAAGTCACGGCACGAGCATCCTGGCTTAGACGGATTCACTGCGTATACCTCACCCGCTGGTGTTATCACGCGATACCACTCCGGCCACTTGGTCTGTTTGACTATATAGCCGACAGGTATCTCTTGCGGCGGTGGTACATAGCCGGGAACTAAATGTCCGTACCCTGCGGCCTTTAATTCGTCCTCGGCATCCCAACGGGACTCCGCCTTCTCGAATTCCGCATCGCTGTAACCGCCGATCCCACTCATGACCGTTCACCAACCTTCGCCTTCTCCACGGCCTTCTCCACTATCCGCTCAACTACCGGCACTGACATATCGAGTATGCGTTGAATTTCCCAAGGCGCGTAAGCTTTGGTTGCCTCAAACGCCTCACGCATCAGGTCACGGATTGTTTGGTCTTGTGTTTTCTCGGTTTTCACGGTATACTCTCCTTGTTAGTTGACTTGGCCCTGGCCGTTGTCATGCAGCGGTTGGGGCTGAGTTCTTATTTAAGATTCCTGCGGTATCCACACCGCTTGCAGACTCTCGCCCTATCCGATGAGTATATGTGCTCCGGTTCCGGCCTAGGCTGTGGACAGCCATTATTCTCACGTGTCGCACATCGCATATCCGATGGATATTCGTTACTCACGTGGACACCGTTTCTGAAGACTTTCACTGGTGTTTTCCAGTCGTGCGGATGATAACATGGACAGCATGGGCATAACTCGTCTGATGCCTCACACGGATGGCCTTTGTATTCACTGATTTTTAACGTCCTGTCCCTGACTTTCAATAGATTAACTCCTTTCATCGGTTTCGCCATTAGGATGCTGTGTCAAATCCTCAAATAGATGAAACACCAGCGTCTCGTCGGCCACTTGAACCGTACCGATATAATGTAAATCACCGTCAGTTATTGGGTATCCGGTTCCAACCATCCGAAAATGCCGTATCGTTAGAGGATTGCCGACCCGTACCAATGCCCATATACACGGTATCCCGCGTTGAACCTGTACACTCAAGATTTCTGCATCGGCGGGCAATTGCAATCTAAACCAATCCTTAAAGGGAATAGGGTATTTGTAAATCGTAGTCATCTTCGCTTCCTCCATTCATGTGCATGGGTTGCAGGTCGATAGTCCAACGCGTCTAATAAGTCCCAATTGACCGGCTGCGGGTGCGTCGGCTCACGCAAGCATTCAGGCTCGTCGTCAACCTCGAATAGCCAGCAGCCAAACCGCGCCGCCAGATAAACGAAAAGGCACACGCCCGTAGCAATGGCAGTCGCCCACGCCTGGCTGCCCACTACGGCACGCACGAACTGAAACGCTATAACCCACAGAATGAACATGAATAGCCACCAAGTAATCTTGTTCGACAGTTTCTTGTCGAACATCTTTTCGAGTTTTGAGTAGATCGTGTCAATCATCAGGGATCGCCTTCCTGGCCTTGATAATGCCTTCAATGCCCTCACACAACAGCAGAGTTGTGGATACGAGGGAGAATAATAAAAATATGTAAATCAAATAGCCAGCACTACTTGGCATATTCATACTGGACAAGACTATTGATGCTATAAATGACAATAGTCCTATTGCCGATATAACTACTTTTAGCCAATATTCACCTTGCATTGAGAGCCTCCTTTGCTTCGGCTATCTTCTTCAGCGCATTACCGTAAGGGCATTTGGCACTATGTTCAATTTGAGCGTTGCTTGACTGTGGCTTGTAGCAAACCGTACATTCCCAACCGCCAATTCTGTCTTGGATGTAGCGGTGTGTATTCGTTACCCGTGAATTGAGAAATTCCGCTGCCTCTACCAACTCGCCGATCAGGGCGTCCTTGTTCGCTAGTTGTTGTTCTTGGCATTCGATAACTGAATGCCCTGCAAGGTAACATCGCTTACCACAGTCGGCGCATTCGTCAAGGTCGTATTCTTCAACATCATTTTGCATCTTGTCCACCTTCCTCGGCCTTATTTACGGCCTCCTTCATCTGTAGCACGGGACAATTGTCAAGGTGTGAAATAGCATTAGGATGACTGCCTTGCTCCTGGCAGTAATTACAGATAAACTCGTGGTCGCCTGGTCTGCTTGTAGGTCTGACCCATGTATACTGTCCGCGGTCGCCGTCGTCTGATAATGGCTCAAGCATCGCCCGACACGCCTCCAGCAAATCAGGCGCGGCGGCTATCAGGTGGGCGTTGGCTTCATCTTCACCGAATACAAAAGCCACTCCCTTATTTTCTGGCCCTCCTCCGATACGCCAATATCGACGCTTGAAGCGAATGTCACGATTATCAGGTTCTCTAGTCTCAATTCTCCACTGCCCTGCCATATGCTTGCTCATCGTTCTCTTGCCTCCCTCAATTTCGATTCCTCCTCTATGGTGCAGGAGACCAGGTAATTAACATATCCGCCGTGTGACTGTTGGGAGAAACGGATAACCATTTCCCATTAATAGTCCCAATGCTCCGGTAACCCGCAGGGTCGATTTCATCAGACCAGATAGCATAAGAATGGGCTATCTCATCTTCTGATTGCACGAAACCGTATTGATCTTTAAGTGCCGCTACAAAAAATGACCTATTGTCCCAACCTGTGCTAAAAAACGCACCATCATCCAAGCGGGTAATATCTATATGGGGTATCATCGTTCTCTTGCCTCCCTCAATTTCTTCTCAACCTGCCGCCCGACGAACGCGCCCAACAGTTTAATGACAGGCTCGCGGGAGCCGGGGAAAGGAGTGTCAGTCAATGCCGGCTCCCGCGTGCGCTGGTCGCTCCGCTCGACTACGGGTATGGGTATATCGTTAAGATTGATCGCTGTGTTGGTCATTTATCTACCTTTGCGAACCGTGACCTTGCCATCTACACTGCGATCAATTAACACGGCAGTTTTGCCGTGAAGTTTTATCTGTGGTAATGGGGTATAAGTGATTACCGTGCCGCCCTGGTTGACATACTGCACCGTGCCGCCCTGGTTGACATACTGCACCATGCCGCCCTGGTTGACATCCTGCACCATGCCGCCCTGGTTGACATACTGCACCGTGCCGTTGACATACTGCACCGTGCCGTTGACATCCTGCACCGTGCCGTTGACATCCTGCACCGTGCCGCCCTGGTTGACATACTGCACCATGCCGCCCTGGTTGACATACTGCACCATGCCGCCCTGGTTGACATACTGCA